TGAATAGAAGAACACGCCGCCGCTCAACTAGCAATTCAACGCCATGGAAACTGCTTGGAAGACAATTTTAGATTTGTACTTTGCTCAACATGACAACCGACAAATTATCTACCATCAGATTGCGTCGTTCAACCACTTCATGGATTTTGACGTCGTAGATACAATTCTCCGTTCGTGTCCGATTCGTGTTGTTGGTTCACCGGATCTAACGCTTACGGGAACGACACGAGCCGCAGCAGGGACTGCGGGCACCGCAATTCGTGTTACAGTCGAGGATAGCACGGAGATGCCATCAGGCACGGCTCCTGCGACGGCGTTACCAGGTGGTAAAGCACCGCATGGAGGTCCTCCACGAGAGGTCGAGGTTGTTGTAAAATTCCAGAATGTGAGTATTCGGAAACCAACCATCTTTGAGAACAATGGTTCGCTAACACCAATGTATCCGAATGATGCTCGCCTTCGCAACTTTACGTACGCCGCACCGGTGTATCTGGATATGGATGTCACAACGACGCTCACGGATCCAGGTAAGGGCACGAAGGAGACACGGACACGGACATTGACCCGAGTTCTGGCGGGCAAGATTCCTGTCATGGTTGGCTCCAAATATTGTCTGCTTTCGGAAAGTCCTGAAAAACATCCTCGTGAACTTGGCGAATGTTCGGCGGATCCATTTGGATACTTCATCATTCAGGGCGGTGAGCGAATTATTCTGAGCCAGGAGCGAATGGCGGAGAATCGTATGTTCGTCTTCCGTAACAACAAAGCCAAAAATAAGGAAGCCGAGATTATTGAGTGTAAGTCGATTGGACCGGATAACGAGGGTGTTCCGAAAAATATTGCAGTCAAAATTATTTACAACGCAAAACTCTCCACAGGACCTGAGCATATCCGTTGTACCATTCCACGTATCAAGGCGGAGATTCCACTCTTTACAATGTTCCGTGCGTTGGGTGTGGAATCGGATAAGGCTATTCTGGAACTCATTATGGGAAATGTCAGCAGTGACTACGATATGATCTTCCAAGAATGTATGACGGAGGCGGCGGAGATTCGCACCCAGGCGACGGCTCAAGAATATCTTCAGAAACATATTGGTAGCGGCGGCGGCATTCGTGAGCAGTTGAGTGCGTCCACTCTTTCGACCGTCAAATCGCCCAAGGATAAACTCATTGGCGAGATTCTTGCTGAGGAATTTCTTCCCCATATTGGTGGCGGAGAGATGCTGTATGAGAAGGCGTGCTTTCTGGGAGCGATGACACGGAAAGTTCTGGATGTTTATCACAACAAGATTCCTTGCGATGACCGAGATGGATATCCGAATAAGAAGGTCGAGTTGCCAGGCAATCTCCTTGGCAATCTCTTCCGTTTCTATTTCGGTACAAAGGTCATCAAGGATATGAAGTCCACGATTATGAAGGAGATTCACAACGGTTCGTGGAAAGCATCTGGTAAGTTTGAGAATATTATCAATACGACAAATGTCTATAAAATTCTCAAAACGACCATTGTGGATGTCGGTATGAAATCGTCTCTGGCGACGGGTAATTTCCAGGCAGGTAAAATGGGTACGAAGACGGGTATCAGCCAGGTCATGAATCGTCTGACCTTCTTGAGCGGTATCAGCCATCTTCGCCGTCTGAGTACACCGATTGAGAAGACAGGTAAGCTCATCCCTCCTCGTAAACTTCACAACTCACAATACGGTTTTATTTGTCCCGCAGAAACGCCAGAAGGTCATTCGGTCGGTGTCGTCAAGAATCTCGCCTCCACGGCAACCATCACTCTGCCATCTTCACCGCATCCTGTTCTTCGTATTCTCTACGATGAACTCGGTATGAAACATCTGGCGGATACGACCTCGGTTGAGAAGCATGATCTACTTCACATCTTCATCAACGGTGCGTGGGTCGGCACGCTTCCTGGTGGTGATCGTGCGCATCGTTCCGCAAAGGCGTTGACGATTGCGAAACGATCGGGTCGTATCCATCCGCATACGAGCATTATTTACAAGGCCAATCTACAGGAAATATGGATTAACACGGAGGGTGGTCGACTCGTTCGTCCGCTCTTCGTTGCTGAGACAATTCGTGAACTTCTAACAGCTGGATCTCCCCTTCCTTGGACGACGGTCGCCTCTTGGAATGCATTGATGAGTTGGCTGTCTCCCATGAAGAATCATCTGATTGAATTTGTGGATGCGGGTGAGTCCGAGAATTTGTACATTTCTAAGACCCTAGGTACGCTCCACTTCGACCACACCCATTTGGAAATTCATCCCTCAGCGATTATTGGTACAATGGGATCGAACATTCCGTTTCCAGACCACAATCAATCTCCCCGTAACTCATACCAGGCAGCCATGGGAAAACAGGCTATGGGGGTCTATGCTCTCAATTTCACGGAACGTCTGGATACGATGAGCAATCTTCTCTGCTACACGGCTCGTCCACTCGTGACTCCGTATATGAGTAAATATTATCGTGCTCAAGATATGCCGAGCGGATACAATATTATTGTCGCAATTATGACGTATGGTGGATACAATCAGGAAGATTCCGTCATGATTAACCGTGCTGCACTTGACCGTGGTCTATTCCGTTCTATCTTTTACCGAACGTACAAAGATGAGGAGAAGAAAAATCAGGCGAGCGGCGAGGAGGAGCGATTCTGTAAACCGGATCCGGCTCTCACAAAACATCTCAAACTCGCAAATTATGAAAAACTCGGAGCGGATGGCATTGTTCCTGAAAACACCTATGTGGATAGTGACGATATTCTGATTGGTAAGATTGTACCGATTCGTCTCCGTGCGGTGGAAGGAGCTATGACAGCGGGTGTATCACATAGTTCTCTCGCATCGATGTCCGCAGCGGCGGCGGCGGCAGCCGTTGAGGCGGTGGGCGGAAAGCGTTATCGTGATTCGTCACGAATGTTGCGAAACAATGAGACGGGATTTGTGGATAAGATCTATCGTGGACGGAACAGCGAGGGATTTAGTTTCGTAAAACTTCGTGTCCGTTCGGAGCGTATTCCGACGATTGGTGATAAGTTCTGTTCCCGTCACGGACAGAAAGGGACGGTAGGAATGATTCTGGAACCTGAAGATATGCCACAAACCGCAAGTGGCATTGTTCCTGATATCATTATTAATCCTCATTGTATTCCATCCCGCATGACGATTGCGCATTTGATGGAGACACTTATGGGACGTGTTTGTGCGGAGCGAGGTATGGTCGGCGACGGTTCGCCATTTACGGATGTCAGTGTGGATGGTCTGTCACGAGCATTGCGTGATATTCTTGGACTGGAACCGTATTCGAACGAAGTGATGTATTGTGGCACGACCGGCAAGCAGATGGCGACTTCCATCTTTATGGGTCCCATCTTCTACCAGCGTCTCAAACATATGGTGGATGATAAGATCCATTCTCGTTCGTCGGGTCCTCTCGTGATGTTGACCCGGCAGCCGGCCGAAGGCCGTGCTCGTGACGGCGGCTTGCGGTTTGGAGAGATGGAGCGTGATTGTATGGTAGCGCACGGAACCTCGGAATTCCTCAAAGAAATTATGATGGAGAAATCGGATAACTTCCAGGCGTTTGTCTGTAAATCGTGCGGACTGATTGGCCAAGTCAATCCGAAGGCGAATGTCTTCAAATGTACAAGTTGTCCAGACATTACGGACTTCTGCCAGATTCGTGTTCCCTACGCCTACAAGTTGTTCTTACAGGAGTTGGAATCAATGTCAATCTGCTCACGACTCTTGCCGGAGTCACGTCTTCGTGCGATTGCGAAAGATAATGCTTATATTCCGCCTACTCTTTCTATGAAAACCTTTTAGGGTTCACAATACGATCTTTTAGATAGAGCAGTTTATCGTTAAGATTTTTCTGGAAAAAGATTACAACGAATGCGAGAACAACCCCGCCGTCTAGTTCTTTGAGGCGGGCATGTTCGTAGCCACCCAATCCTTCAAACGGATACGGAATCGCACTCACAATATTTCGGAGAATGTAAATAATGATACCAATAATAAACAGTTGAAGCAATACTTCTAACATAATTCGGAGTGTGCTCATTTTCTTGTAATTGTCTTCTTCGAATTTTCCGAGAAGACTATCGATTCCCCACGAAAATAGAAGTCCAAATACAAAATAATAGACAGTGACAAGACCAATATCTATTATTTTTGCGGTAATAAATGGCGTCGGCATAGCTCTTAGGATGGAGAGAGAAAATAGCTTAACGATTTGATGTCCATACAACAACCCCTAGAAAAAGAGCAGCAAAGAGCACACCGGCGGCTACGGGAGACCCTCCACGAACATCTAGAAATCCTTCGGGAAGCGTTCCCGCTTTCTCTGTTTTCGGTGTTTTGTCGTATTCCTCCATACTGATATTTTTATCAAAAACCCAGCGAGTTTGTTGAGGACGACCATCTCCACCTCGCTTAGTAGGATCCGCAACCCAAACATTTGTTGAATTATAGGAGGAACGAAGTTTTCCTTTCAAATCTCCAACCGGTTTGGATATTTTTTTACATTGTGGGTATCCTGAACCTGTAACCGCATTGAACATAGGCATAGGATTCAACGCACCCACTGCATCTTCCAATATTCCGGGTGCTAAACCACGGAATTTTACACCGAGTGTTTTCTGAATCTCTTCGCCGACACGTCCTGGAATTCCACCGGGAATCGTCGATATGTACTCGTACATATCCGCACCGTTGCTACAGGTCGCACCCGTATTGATGAAATAGTTAATACCGAGAGGCTGTTGATTCATACCGGCTCCTTTTGCTAGCATTGTTGCTTCACCAAAACCAATTGCGTCCATATAGTAGTTAATACCTGAAACCGCACGAATAATACCTTCAGCGGAACCATCACGGTTCACACCAATCTCGGATGGAGTCGCTAGTTCATCTGCGTAACTGTAATAAGGACCGAGTAGACCACCGGTATTCATTCTTACTCTCAGGTGCGTTTTTATTTCTTCATCGTCCTGAAAATCATCTAAAGTCATCTCGCTGACATTCCTAGAGAACGGGATAAAAAGTGATTGTGTTATAAATTTTGGATAACACAATCAATAAAATCAAAGATATGTCGTGTTTACTCTTTCCAGGGGTGCGTACAGCACCTCGACCTCCACCAGAAGAGACTGAAAAAGCGAACGATATTTGGAATGCGTTTGAGGCGAAACCATCTGAAGAACCAAGGGACGGATACATATGTCCAGAATGTACAACGGATACTTGGATTGTTGTAGATGAAGAAGAAGTGAACTGTACGAATTGTGGAAATCACTTGGGATATTTGATTGATAGTTCAGCTGAATATCGCTGGTTTGGAACGGATGATCGTAATCCGGATCCATCACGTGTAGGAAATCCTCAAAATCCACTCCTACCGGAATCATCACTTGGAACACGTATTCTATCGCGTCCCGGTGATTCAAAAGCTATGCGGCGTATTCGTCAGTATCATATGTGGAATATTATGCCGTACCGTGAACGTACACTTTGGACGGTCTTCGAAATGCTTCATGTTCGGGCTTCCAACTCAGGTATCTCCCTTGCGATTGTGGAAGAAACCAAGCAATTGTACGCTCAGGTATCTACACGCTGTATTTGCCGTGGCCAACAAAAAGACGCATTGCTTGCCGCATGTTTATTCGAAAGTCTGAAACGTCACAATACTCCCCGCCGTCCCGTGGAAATTGCGGAAATCTTTCAAATTGATGTCAAACTGATTACACGGGGTGTCAAACAATTTTCAGGACTTCTCGAGGAACATCTACATACCAAGACCACCACGGAAGAGAAGAAGAGCGAAACCCCGTCTACGAATTTCCGCCATTATTTGGAACCAGCTATTTACCGTCTTGAAACGCCACGCTCCATACATTGTAATATTGTCGATTACGCAACACGTATTGGCAGTCTTATTGATGAACTCGGCATTTGTCCTGAAACGACTCCGTCGTCTCTCGCAGCATCGGCGTTGTCCCTCGCCTGCGAGCACTACGATTTGGATAAATCACACACGGATGTCGCAAAAGTCTGTTCCATTAGTGTCGCTACACTACACAAATGTTTGAAGCGTATCGAGTCCTGGCGACCTGTACTGCTCAAACAGATGGGAACAAAAACCGGCCGTTAAGTAGGAATGGGCTCCAGTCAGTCTAGAAGTACAGGAACCCCGCAACAGGCTCAGCAGTCGTATAGAGCAGAGAGTGCGGTCGGTCGGTTTTCACTGACCAGCAAGCAAACATTCAACTTACAAGTCTTATCCGATATCTTAGTCAATATTCTAAAAGAAAACAACTTATTCAATCTGTCAGATGTACTAGGAAAGAATAACGGCTGTAATTCACTCTTCATTATGTTGTCGTCAAAACTAAATAAAGAATTTTCCACATTACGTTTCCCGGAACCCGGTAAGCAAACATTACAAACGGTATCCTTTATTCCGAAAAAAACATATGAAGCCGCCGCCTCCACGGATGTGGAACGTAAAAGCAATTGCTCGGCTCTTATCTTTTTCATTCTGCGATTCGTTGCTTTCTTATCCGCATCCGTTGCGAGTGTGACGATTAATGACCAGATATTAACTCTGCTTCGTCAAACGGACTTTGAAGCACTCTACGCACCACCGATTGATAAACGGTTCCGTAATATCGATTTTTCGAAACAACAACTCCCTCCGTTTGTACCACTTCCTATGAATATACTAAGCTTGGTTGCGAATAAGCAACGTCTGGATTCCCGATATTTATTCACGATTGGGAATGACGCAACGGTTGTTATTGATGCGTTACGTGGAGTTGTCTATTACGGCCAGAAGAATGAATCGCCTGTGCTAGGTATTACAATTACAGAAGCGTCGTCTACGGGTGCGAATACCAATACACGTTACAACCGCAAGACAAATACAGTCGCTCCGCAACCCGCACCACCGCAACCCGCACCACCGCAACCCGCACCGCCGCAACCCGCACCGCAACAGCAAGGCTATCCAGCACTCCAAAACTACGTGCGTGCTGTACCTCAACAAGCCTATCCTGCTCTTCAAGATTACACTCGCCCCGTACCACAGCAAGCCTATCCTGCTCTTCAAGATTACACTCGCCCCGTACCACAATTTGTTGTTGTACCAAATCCCGCTCTGCAAAACTACACCCGTCCCGTTCAACAAGTAAATCCCGCCATTGAGAATTATGTAGCACGCCCCCGTTTACAAGGTGGTAGAACACGCAAACGCCGTAATCAGCGTGGTGGAACGAACGGATTCAAGGTCAAGCTACGTAAGTTTGGATCGGATTGTCTTGGTGGCGATTGTGTTGTATCCACATTTTACATGGACGATCAAGGAAACACCTACGATATATTCCCCCGCCCAGGCGTAAGTTCTATTCCGTTCGCAGCCCGTGTAATCTCCGTATTAGACACGACGGGTCTACGAAAGATTCCCACGGTCGAAGAGACGGATACCAAAACAACCACGGAATTCACTCCCATTACAAAGTTGGACGACGACTCCTACGCAAAGATTAAAAAGACGGTACAGAAGATTGTAGGAGATAAAGCAGCGTCGATCAGTCCTGACCTTGAAGGTACGTCGCCAGCGTTCTATCGTGCGTTTGTTCTGGCGAGCGAGATCGAGCCATCACGATTCAAAACGCTCATTTGTAGTGATATTTGGGAGCGTAAACGTCTTACAGATATTGTTAGTTATTCTCTCCTTCAGTCGCTCTATCATGATCTCGAAGACGGAAAAATGTCCAGTAAGGCTATTGCGGATTGTACTGAAACAGTTGGTAAATTTGTAACCGATAAACTTGTGACTCCTCTGAAATCGGTCGCATCCGCAACTCCCTCTGGATTTGAAAGTGTCGAATTTACATCCTATCCCTCTCTTCGTGAATTTTGTAAAAAGACGAGCCCGTCGCACATTCATACGATTGATAAGGCCGCTCAGCAGCAAATTCTTAAGTCGGCCTACGATGAATTACGCAAACTCTACGATACGCACTTGGAAGCAACAATCCGTCTTCTCCAACTTGCGTTCCATCTGGAAGATATCGGCTACAAGCAAGAGCCACGCATTGTACTCAACGATGTTTTCATTAAACATCCTCAGGGTGCACAAGTCGCTCTGGAAGAGATTATTGCGAAAGGCCGCAAGATGATTTCGGAGCATTATTTACAGGTGGAGCGTATTTACAAGGGTGCTCTTCAGAAACTTACTGCGTAGATCCATATGGATGTAGACCATCCGGTATTTTTTTATTACAAACAAATAGGATGTTGAGTATTTTTATGAAAGAATTACAGGAGCGGTTTCCAGACTATACAATTAGTCCAATTGGAAGTACACGCCATGTCAATGTTTTAAGATTGTCAAAAGACAGACATCAGACACTCATTGCTAAGACGATATGGCATGACGCATCTGAACCAGACGGAGATATGGGAATAAAAGCACAAGACAATGCGTATAAAACAGAGGTGAAAATTCTTAAAATGCTTCCATCGTGGTGGGGAATTCACATTGTTGATAATTTTAAGACAATGCTAAACCGTGTTATTGTTACAAATGAAGTGATTAACGTGCCATGGAATTCATATAAGAAAGGCACGAATGACATAGAAATTGCTGAACTTTTATTTAAGCAATTACGATGGCTTCATTCAAATGGGATATCACACAATGATTTAGAACTGAAAAACATACTTCTTACGGATTCTGCTACCCCTTTAATCATTGATTTTGAAAAATCAAGCCTTACAGCCACAAAGGAGCAGATAATGAATGATTATAGTATGTTGTTGAAAAACATGAAAGAACATGCTAACACAGAATCAATCGGCGTTATACTTCAAGGTATGTCTAAAGGCGGAGCCGTAACCAGAACACGGCGTAATAAGAAGAAACGCCGATATTTCTCAAAATAAATATTAGAAAGTTTGTAATTTTATGCGATGTTTCCCATCCCTCCTTACTAAAAGTGTCGCCAGCCTAAAGTTCATCACGAATTGTTAGAAGTTCACAATTCCCAAAAGACGGCGGTATATAATTGTAAATAAACCAGGAATGAACGCCTGACGTACCATATATCCACGGCTCTTTCCATGTAGATGTTGCTCCACCATTGTAAGGAGCACTTGTTGTAAATAACAATCCATTGTATCGTGTAGATATCTGCTCAATGAATTCTCTATATTGTATGCTACCATCTGTAGGATACAATATGCCATCCTTACGATATCCACACCATACAACCTCGTAAATAGGCATTTGTTCGTTTCGTGTTTTCCGATGTGTGTTGAGAATAACAACGATTGGGTATTTTCCATCTGTTAGACTACGTGACGCAATCCATACATCACCAGATTGTATATTGGGTACCGTCGTAACAATTCGTGGAACTGTTCCGTGAACCCATAAACGTGATGAGGTTGTCCATAGATTGCGAAATGTTGTCGAGTCGTAATGAATCATGGATATTGATATGCTTGACTGTATACAACGTATATAGGCGTAAGTATCGGTTCGTAGAGCAGTAGAGAAGAAGGAGGAGGCTGCGAGTTCACGACCCCAAAGATGTGCAACAGGCTCCGGTTGCGATGTAACCGCATCCATATATCCAATTAAAAACCCCGCAATTCCTTTTGAACGATAGTCTCGATGAATACACAGACCTTCAATAACACGCACAGTTCCCAATATAGCACCATGACTCATATAGGTATGTCCTTCAGTGAAAGGAGTGCTGACAATTGTACCAACCAATTCATTGCGACCTTTCTTGAAAAGTCCATAGACGTAGATATCTGGATTGACTAAATAGCGACCTACAAACGCCGCATTACAATCAAGATACCAATCGTCACCTCCGTAATGGTTTCTCCAAAATGCGGAAAGATTTGGTGCGTCGGATCGTAAAAGACGCCGAGGTACGTCGCAATCTTCAGGCGTGTGCGGATACGGAACGGATGTTGTGCGTATATAGCCACGCAATAGATTGGAAGAGAGTGTTGTCCAGAAGGAGGGAGCTGCGGTAGTGGACGCCCAGAAACTCATCTACACTAAAAAGGAATATGTTTTCCCTCTTAGACTCCAAGTTTATATCTACAAAAAATTGATAGGTGTATGCGATAGAATAGCATTAAATTCGCATACCTTTATTAAATAGAATGAGTCTGTCATCGAATCTGAACTCACCCCTCTTTTCTGTTTCCACACCTTCTTCTCCACCTTCCGAAATGACGCTTGACGCAAGTGAAAAACGCAACAATAAACGTTGTGGAGTTCCCGACTGTAAAAAGAAACTACTTTTGTCTGATATGGAGTGTAAATGTAGCCATCGGTATTGTGGAACACATCGTCACGCCGAAGAACACAAGTGCGGGTTCGACTACAAGAAGCATGGCGTCGCCCAACTATCAACATCCATGGTGAAGTGTGCCGGCGAACGAATGGTTGATAAAATCTAGAAAAAATGATAGTCCTCTGTCATTCATGACCGCAGTTAGAACAAGTATGAACTGGTTTGCGACGTACGATAAGTATATTCATATTATTTCCGATAGCGAGTCAGATCCGTATCGTGGTCTAGAAGAGGATCTCACTGACGAATCGATTGTTTGGAGTGTTCTCCGTCGTGCTCGTATCGATGATGGTTATTTTAACGCTGCACTTGTAGCATTTGATGCTTGGACTACAGGAAATCCAAGCATCAGACATAAAATCACGGCGACATCCATTATTTATAAAAATTTGGTAATTATCTAACAAAACAAAACAAGTATTGATACTCATATCCTACGGAGGTTAAATCCATAAATTGTTTGTAGACGAATCCGTTCGCTTCGGCTTCGCTGACAATCGCCTCCATTTTTTGCATTCGCAGTCGGTGTGTTTGGCGGCGAACTTTGCCGGTCTTGAATTTGAATTCTTCACGGAAATCGGCGTTGTCACCTTCAAGCATAAAATCGGCTTCGTAGTCGAATTTATCAAAGGCGACTTTACTCCGGGTCACACGCTCTTTGGAATATTTTTGAACACTGAAAGCGACAAACGGAGATGCGGCTTCCAAGATAGGGTCGAATTTTTCACGGTTTACCAGATGGAGCACTAAGCATCCACCAGGTTGTAACCATTGGAACATATTCTTAAAGACTTGGTCACGGTCACGAAGATAGTAGAAGGAGAAATAATACATCGTGATAAGATTGAATTCACCAGGAGCAAAGAGGCCAATCTGTTCGGCTTCACCGACACGGAAATCGGCCTTGGGAAATCGTTTACGAGCCACGGAGATCATTGCATCGGAAGCATCTAATCCAATCGCTTTTCCGACTCCCGCCTTGCGGAAGTGCGAGATGTCTCCACCTGTTCCACACCCAATATCCAGCACTTCAATGGTCTTCTCTTCAGGACGGAATCCCTTTGCCCACGAAAGTGTAAGATTGGTCTCAAATTCCTGTCGTGTACCACCATCCACAATTGTATCGTAAATCTTGGAATAAAATTCATCGTAGAGATGCTCGTTTCCTAATACAACAACGTCACCATCGGGACCTTCGGGATTCGCAAACGCCTCAATATTATCCAGTGTACTGTGACGAATACCGTTCATAGCCCATTTCATATATATGTAATTGGTGATAAGAATTGCTAAGACTACAACAAGAATAACTTGAATTGTATCCAACGCATCTATGCCCTTCAACCAAGACATCTTCCTATAAGGATGGACGAAATTTGACTAAGGATTCCGAACTAGACGTAAAGAATATAAAATGAGTTCATATCATACAAAACGAACCGCTCTCAAACTACGTCTTTTAGAGGATATTTCGATTAAACTGGAAGACAAAGCATTTCTCTGGTTAGATAGTAAATTAAGTCTTACAGATATGGATAATCTCTATCTGAATGCGTTTGTAGCTACATTCGGCGAAGGTATAAAAGATATATACAACGATATGGATCTCTCCATTTGTCATGCAGGTAGGCATATTGTATATTCTCTTCGTGCGTATAGGAAAGCGTTTCCCGATGCGTCGTTGAATGATGTGCGTGAATTTATGATTTTGATGGTTGACGAGCAATTTAACGATTTTGATGATTGGATGTACGGCATTGGACAATCTGCTGCGAATCGGCGGCGTAGAAGCAGCAGTAATAGTGCGGTTCTATACTATGTTTAAATACGCATACAGATGTAACATGGCCACGCAGATTACAGCAGCGTCCTTCAAGGAAGAACCGAAAGCAACGAGTAAACATACCTTATGCGGTTACGCATGGTCGGACGTTATTAATTCACTTGTAAGAGCGATTGGAAATGCGGATATGCCTCGTGCACAACGTTGGGCTGCGGAACTTGTCTGTTCCGAACTCGGCCTCGGTCGTCTTGAAGCAACATTAACTCACGCATGGGCGATTCACGTCAATTGTGCTCTTCCTGCGTGGTGTTATTTGTGGTATACAACGATTGGCCAAATACGCCAACTCTGGTCAAAAAGTGGCGGTGATACAAAAGCCATTCGGAATACCCCCGTTGTTCGACAACTCGTCGCAGAGGCCGTTGCAACGTTGGTTCTTGCCGCAAAGAAACCACTTCCCGCACTTCCTACACAGGCCGATGTATTCCGTGAAGCGGAGGCGACACGAAGCCGTCTACGTGCAGGAGGAGGCTCAGGCGATCAACGTATTGTACGCATGATATGGACACCGGCGAACGACGGTGCGGATTTGAAAACCATTGGAAACGAATTAGAGGCGGCCTTACGAACTGTACAAATACCCCGTGTATTATTTTGGATTATCTGGATTCTAACTCTGGATGGACAAACGGACGTGCCATCTGCGAAAGAACGGGGTCCCGCACATCTAACAGTCAAGCAACGTAAAAGTTTATATTGGTATGTAATGACACTGTTTCAGGAAATGGCGAATGAGATTACCTTTGCATCCGTTGCGGATCGTGAAGGTATTTTTAAACTAGTAGAGCTCACCTATCCGAAACTCGGCACACGGGGAAAACGTGATGTGTTGGCCGCAATCGCTATTTGTCTAGAAGACCATATTACGAAACGTAATTCGCTCGCCTTATCGGGTTCCGTGCCACCACCATCTACGCCCGCAATACGAGCCGCATCCGCCGATATAGATCGTGTTTACTCAAATATAGCAGAAGAAGCACGACGATATTTGTTAGAAGCACCGTCTATCGTAGGATTGACTGCAGAAGCTAGAACTCAACTTCAGAAGCCGCCGACCATATCCGCAACGGATAAACTCAGTCTGGCCTTTTCACTCACTGATTTTCGTAAACCCTAATAAGACGTATGGCATCCTTGTCCGATATTCGCGGAGGGAAAAAGATTTTGAGTCCTACTCCGGAATTCAACGCAGAAATTATGTCGCTTTTCTCGGGTATAACGACAGCATTTCACTCTAAAATGGCGGCGACCCGTGAAGCACAAGGACAAGGCTTCTCGATTGTATTTTTTGTAGTGATCGTTGCGGCCTTTATTGGTTTGTACATTTGGTATGGTAACTACGTACAAACGTTGGAGACTCCGTCCAATATTAGTCGTGTTGTACGTGACGCAATCGCTGCGAATGATAAATATTCTGTAAACAATCCGAATCGTGTAGGTCTACGTGATTATCTGAAGCGGCTAAACGTTGGTGACGACCAAACTGCCTTCACAAATTTCTACATTTCAACTGTCAACACTGCGGGCTTCTTTTTTCCCGCAACGAACGGTGTCTTTTCGCCGGCCGCCGCCCGTCTTGCTGTCTTAGGAGGTGCTCGTGGATTTGTATTTGATATTTGGCCGGATTTATCACAGGGAGCAAGATTTGCTCCTAGCTTACAGATTGTTGAGCCTGGAAGTTTATGGCGACGTATTTCACTCAACTCATTACCACTTTCTTTAGTATTAAAAGCAGTTGTGAATGAAGCGTTAGAAATTGCGGGACGCCCCGGATATTACGATCCTGTGGTATTCTATTTACGCTTCCGTGGTAAACCTCGTAGTTCTACTTATGAATTGACCTACAATGTTTTACAAGATGCGATTGACAAATATCGCTTGGATACATCATTTAATAGTTGCCGTGGACAAGATCGTCTGTTTCGCACACCTATCCAGAATTTAATACGAAAGATAGTTGTTGTTAGCAATACCCGTGCGGAGGGAACCAATTTGGGCGAATACATTAATATTGGTCCATACGATGGATTCAAACAGGAGTATATACCGTCGGAGTCTCGTGATTTAAGTATGGATGCGAAGACCGAAGCAATTCGTAAAATTAAACAGACTATTACATTTGTAGCTCCTTATTCGGAAACGCCTCAAGCAGAAAGTAATGATTGGGATTTCACACCTTCGATGGATATTGGAATTCAATGTATTGCGATGAACTTTTGGAAGCAAACCGATAAACTCAAAGATTATTTATCGGATGCAAAGTTTGGAAAACAAAGTTTCCTTATCAAACCACCTGGATTACGATACGTCGTTGAAAATCTACCAAAGTCTGCGTCGCCTCCTAACTTTAATTGGGGCGAAGGCGAAGCAGCGGGTAAACCGCATCCTCCTCGTTCGATACGTATACCTGGACAATAAATTAAGCCGCCAAAGTAAGATGTATTTTCGCATAAGTGCGGTAGCCTTTTTGATTCTCCTAACAGGAAGTATTCTTCTGGGAGGCGAAGTCTTTATGGGGGAAGTTAAGGGTAACTCACTACGAGCTATAGTTATTTGTATGAGCGTGGCAGCGGTCGCACTTCTCCTGAATTCGAGCACTCGTAAAGGTCTTATGTCCGGCTATGGCCCCTTTGAATCCGAGGCACTTGCCTTTGATACGAAGTTTGATGATGTTCATATTAACGGACGTATTTCCGGTAATATCGCTGTTGCGTAAAATATTCTTTAATGACCCACTATAAGAGGAATGAACGAGGTATACACGCTTCTGGTTCTATTTTTACTAATGGGAACCTTCGGATATAAATTATTGGAAAATGTACTGGAATCTCCAATCGCATTCTTAATATCTATGATAGTTACAATTCTAGTTTGCTTCGGTTTGATTAAATTCAAAGAGGGTATCACCTTTGACACCACGTTTACAGGTCTTATCTTGGACGGATATTCGTCACTTGGTAATACTAGTTTTGAAGATGCTGGAAACAATGTGAATCGTGCATTCTTTCGTTTTCGCGATCTGAATTTTAAAAGCGGACGAGCCAAGGGAACCGTAACATCTCCCTAGATAAGAATTTCCCGGATTCAACAATACATTTATTCAATTGTTAGAAACAATTGAATATATGAAATGACAGACTGTATAGTATTTAGATATTAGCTTTTAATTTTACACCGTTATTGTCTAGTCAACCTCCTCCACACGTGGCGACGAGTCTGCTTCTGGTTCTGCGGAACCAGGCTTACCTGCTGATGCTGCGTAAAGTTTCATGAAGATAGGACGAATGGTCTCCTCCCACGTCTTCTGGTGCTCCTTACAATCATCTGCGGATGCTTCACGATTTGCGTCCAGCCACTCGAGGCCGGACTTGACAGTCTCCTCAACCGCCGAACGATCTGATTCGCTGAGCGTACTCTTGACTTTCTCCTCATTCATGGAGTTACGTGTATTGTACAGGTAGGCTTCGGCCGTATTGCGTGCTTCCACCCGTTCCATGACCGCTTTATCCTCTGCCTCATATTTAGAAGCTTCCGCAACCATCCGCTCAATATCATCCTTGGAACGTGCTTTATCGTTCGTAATCGTAATCTTTTGCGACTTGCCGGACGATTTTTCAACAGCCGAGACATTCAGAATACCGTTCGCATCAAGATCGTAGGAAATGTCAATTTGGGGAACGCCACGTGGCATTGGCGGAATACCACCGAGGTCAAATTCACCTAGAAGATCACAATCACGGGTCATAGCACGCTCACCCTGGAAAATGCGAATCTTGACTTGCGTCTGATTGTCCGCATAGGTGCTGAAGGTCTGTGATTTCTTCGTAGGAATGGTTGTATTGCGTTTTATGAGAGGCGTCATCACACCGCCGGCTGTCTCAATACCAAGTGATAGTGGCGTTACATCAAGTAGAATGAGACCCTCCGTCTTATCGGATTGGACACCGCCAAGAATGGCTCCCTGTACGGCCGCACCGTACGCCACGGCCTCATCCGGATTGATACTCTGGCAGAGTTCCTTGCCGTTGAAAAATTCCTTGAGAAGCTGTTGGACACGTGGAATACGCGAAGAGCCGCCAACCAGAACAATCTCATGAATCGCATCCTTGCTCATCTTAGAATCTCGCAGAACCTGTTCAACAGGAGTCATACATTTACGGAACTGGCTATCGCAGAGCGACTCAAACTTAGCACGTGTGAGAACAACACTGAAATCATGGCCTTCCGCCAGAGAATCGACTTCAATCGTTGCCTGCGTCGTGGAAGAAAGAATACGCTTTGCACGCTCTGCCGATGTACGTAGCCGACGCATCGCACGTGCGTTATCACGAATATCGACCTTCGTTTTACGACGGAATTCATCCGACGCCCACTCGACAACAAGATTGTCGAAATCCTCACCGCCGAGATGGGCGTTGCCCGCCGTCGCACGGACTTCAAATACGCCGTCATCAATCGTAAGTAGAGAAACATCGAAGGTTCCACCACCCAAATCAAAAATCAATACATTCTGCTCGGCCTTCGTTTTCTTATCCAGACCGTACGCAAGAGCGGCCGCCGTGGGCTCGTTAATAATGCGAATTACATTCAGACCCGCAATCGTACCGGCATCTTTCGTCGCCTGGCGTTGAGCGTCATTGAAATACGCAGGCACCGTGACAACCGCATCACGAATCGTCTGACCAACGTAGGCCTCCGCAATCGCCTTCATCTTCTGGAGAACCATCGCCGAAACCTCCTCAGGATAAAACTGCTTCTGACCATCCTTCGTTTCTACAACGATTTTTGGGCGGCCTTTACCATCATCAATTACGTCGTAGGGAAAGTGCTTCATATCCGCCTGGAGAAGAGGATCACGGAATTCACGTCCAATCATACGTTTCGCATCGAATACCGTAGAGCGAGGATAGGTCGCCGCTGCGGACTTGGCCGCATCGCCGATAAGACGCTCTGCTTCCGTAAAGGTCACCATCGAAGGAACAGTGCGGTTACCGGAATCCGATGCAATAATCTCTACACGATCATTCTGCCATACACCTACACAGCTGTAGGTCGTACCAAGGTCAATGCCAATTACAGTCTTGGAAGCGGACATCTACGGGGTTCTATATCTGTAGTAACCCGGGTTATCTTTAGGCTGTATCCGGGGGCTAGAATTTCGCCGCCTCCTTACAAATACAGGGTGTAATACGGACACAGCATGGCACATCGTCGAAATGAAATGTCGCAACGGTACACGGTTCATTGAGTTCATGTTCGTAACAGTAATTATAAACATCAATGTCGTACTTTTCCATCAGTAAATCAATATGATAATTCAGTGACTCACGATCCGGCACATCCTCATCGGTATGTAATACCGCACGCTGAATCGGTTCGGTAATTGCCTTTTCCGATGTATAGGAATATATATACATATTTACAAATGTAACCATTTTAATTTATTTATGTAAGAAGTTCAATCATTTATCAAATTTTTCAATATACCGGTAGAATGAGTTGCCCTAACGTCAATCGCTACAAGGGCTCCAATTATACAAAGCCCGAGCCGCAGTCCGTCGCATCCAAAGTACTCGGTGACCAAGTTCAACAACGGTTACGTGAGCGGGAATTACAGGATGCGAAATTATTTCCGCACACGACCCCCTTCACACCCTCCCCCCTTCCTAAGACAACGCCTCCGGGGGCTAAAGATACTCAAACGAAGTAATAGGTAGAGATGACCGAGAAAGTACTGCTTTGTTTAACTATAGAGACGGCCTCGGCCGTTTGGAATCGCACACTTGTAAGCGATTACATTCCAACTCAACAACAATTGGATATATATTATAAAACGTTTTGCGGATTTACGGACGCAACCGTGACTTTAAAAACAATTTCCATTCCGAATAATTTTAATACATCACTTCTTACAATATCCGACCGTATTCCGACACTGTTCCCTGTGAACGACCTTCAAACTCTTCCAAGCGATATTGAGAAACGAGCCAATTACGACCAATATATTCGTCAAGTATGTATTATGGAACAGTCTCGAGCGTCGCTCAATATATTTACCAACACGTTTACTAACAATTCAGACGATGATGACAATACAACTACTTCATCGTGGAGTAATGTAGCACAGCGTGTCCTCCTGAAACGGCGTGCTTGGGTCAATGAACTCTTGGCGTCTCTTCAAGAGGACGAGGTCTGTGAATCGGCGGATATTGTACCGATTCAGGATGATACAACGGTGGTTCACGCATGGGTCATTACGCCAGCCGTCGCAGAAATTCGAGCCGAACACGGTAGCAAACTAATTCTGAAATACGACCTCGGAAAAGAATGGGAGACATTGTTAGGAACAGCGATTTTTCCTGATTTTGTAGTCAGCCGACGTGTATCCACAGCAAGTTGGGCGTTCCAACATTCAACATCGGACGTTATGCTACGTTCCATGTTGGATTGGTATATTGTAAGCCAAGTGGCGTCTGTGACAGATGGTGTCAGTAGTTGGATTTATCAGGCGGATAAAGACTTAGGGACGTTGATGTCAACCTTCAAGAAGGTCAAAGTGAATGAGCGTCTTCTGCCCTCCGCAAGCAATGATGGTCTACCGAATATCTACAAACTATTATCAACGGTGGAAAGCCAGTTGTTAGCATCCCAACATGAAATTGAAGCAATTGTACCGGTTCCAATGGATGTATTGTATCGTTATATTCATTATCTGTGCCGGTCGCTCAAAATTCCGAAAGAAAATTATCAAAATGTGGAAATGGTGAACCAGATTCTTCAGCGTTGGGAGCGTGGAGGATTGGGATTCAAGCCTCAAACATTGCCGCTGATTAGTTCGTGGAATGAGGTGTGGGGACTTTGTATGCGAGATGAGCCAGTATTAGACCGTATTCGTCATTTCATACGAACATTGGACGCATGGGATCCTGTGGAAGCGATGGTCTTTTCACACGCACAGAAATCCGCAATTGCGAACGAATGGATCACAATTTATATTGAACACGAGGTCGTTCCAGATCCGAAAGCCCGTGTGCGATCCACAAATCTTCACGTGCGTGTCAAAGAGTGGTGTAATAAATACGTACCCGATAGTGTGTTTCCAACCTATTTTACACCTATGACAATTGGTCCCATTTTTACACGGCATGGATACAATTCCATTAAACAACCAGATGGTCGGCATACACACGGTATTCGTTATAAGAATGAAGAGTTCAATGAACAAGAATTGCCGGCACCGGCGGAGAAAAAACCACGAAAAACCACCAAAAAACCGACCACAACGGAATCAATCCATTTGGGAACTATTTAGCAGCCTTCTGTTTCGCATCATCTGCCATCTTTTTCGCATCATCGGAAGACATAGTTTCTAAGTTTTTTTTCTTTGTATTGATTGTATCCCAAATCTCATTCTGTTGACTGTAGAGCACCAGTATATTGGATCTCAATTGCGGTATTGCGAGTACACTCTTAATGACAGACATAGCTTTTCGTATACTTTCAACGTAGGTTTTCTGTATATTTGTGGCTAATTCTAGTGAGAATGGAAGTCTTAATTCTGCATCGGTAACTGTCTGTTGTACATTGGCAAACCCCTCCGAGGATTTTATTAATTCTCGTAAGGTTTCGTTAAGAAAGGTAAGATTGAGTCCGATGGTCGCACGGAGACCATCTACGGCTCCTGTTCGTTTTTGGAAATCCGCAGATGTAATAAATCCATGCAGTTCCTCCGTTTTTTCGTCTAATTCAGATTTTGCGGCGTCTAATTCATTCTGACTATCAAAGCATTCATACAGCGGTGTTTTATGTTGCGCAACATAGAGATTTTTACGTATATCGAATTGATTCGCTCCGCGTTGTAACCGTCTATCAGATAGCTTTTTACGATCCTCTGGTGTCATATCCATTTCAGACGCATCTTGCATCTCCGTTTTATTCTTAATAAAACTATCTTTCACACTTGCGTAGACTTTACAGGTCTTATCCTCAATACCATCAATTTGATCAGGAAACTTGGACTGTATTGTATTTGCGATATTGGTAATCTGTTTAGTATAACCAATCATGGAACCGAGCAGATAACTTTCGATTCGTTGTTTAACATCGGGTTGTTGTACAACGTCATCAAAATGCTCATACATATTTACCGGCTTAATAATACATTGTATGGAGTGAACGAGAAACATAATTCCGCACACCATCGCTACGACAACGCCTACGAACATCGCATAGGCGATTATCGAGCCGATAATTCTAGCCATCCTATTGATGTCTTTGAAAATACGGAAAGATACACCAGAAGAAGTCGCATGTACAAGTAAGGATGACCACAAAGTACAGTTACTGCTGTAAAAACGAAGCTATACATTTCCCGATAGAACGACTTGATAACGAAAATTCTATATCAGTACCAGATAGCGCAGAGCAAAATCAGAATACCTGTTGCGAAAACAGAGTCTTGAATTCCATTGAAGGACTCAATAGTGCAATTCCTGAGTCAGCACGACTCGTCGCAGAACGTTGTTCAACAATAATTGTAAGTGTACAATCGGGAGGAAGCACACAACAGACGAATGTACAACTTACACCAGGAGCACCGATTCCGTATGTGGATGTAGGAACGAAGCCTGCGTCAGCAACAACATACCAAAGAGGTAATAACGTACTAAATATAGCGATAGATCCCTACAATCCGGCGACACGATTTTCTCAGTATTTTCCACCTCCCCCGCTTCCTTATGTGTGTCCCGTTCGTATGCCGTCGAATGATCCGAAACCGTCTGTACGACCCTGTAACCCTATATCACGCTTCCCGAACTCAAAGTAATTAAAATCTATACAATTGTTAGAAACAATGAGTACTACGATTCGTGATTCGAGTCTCACAACCGCTCGCCGCCGCCAAATCGCTCTTTACGGCTACCACGTAGCGGACAATGCGCTCGCACTTCCCATTCCTGAGCAGGCTCCGAGCCATGGAAATCGTGGAACGGGCTCTACATTGGAAGTCGTCACAGCCAAAACACTTGGCGGATTTCTAGTTGGTCAATCATCGGCGGCCTGCGTATGCGATTCGTCGGTTACACTTGCGGGCTATTCCAAGACGAATGGAGTAACAAACGGACGCAATAATGCGTAAAAAACATATAATAAAATTCTACAATCTGTATGCCGCTATAGCTCAGTGGAAGAGCATAATCCTTCTAAGATTAGAGTCTTGAGTTCGATCCTCATTAGCGGCTTTATAAGCATTGGTTCCATGAACCTATGCTTATACAATTGAAAAATTGATGGTAGTCGGAACCCCGAACCTTATGTTAGTTCTTCTTATTTATCTTTTCTTCCATGACGTCTATTCCTTCCGAGTTTCTTTGCCCGATTACGTACGATATTATGACGAACCCGGTCGTAGCGGCCGATGGTCATACGTATGAAGATACAGAGATCCGTCGTTATCTGTCTGTATCTCCGTACAGCCCGATGACTCGGCAGTATATGGATAGTTCATCTTTACGTCATAATTACGCTCTGAAGAGTCAGATTGATCGTTATCACGCAACAAATCCGGTCATTGTTTCTAAACCAATAAAGCCGTTCCGCTCCGAAGCAGTAGAAATCACAGCAATATCATGTGTTTACGACAGAACCGACTGTGTCAATATTATAATGACGCCTCCGGCTAAGGGTACACGTCAGCCTATTGTCATGATTATAGCACTTGATAATTCTGGTTCGATGGGCGAGAATGCGTCTACGGCGGAGATGGGTTCTACTGCATTCACACGTATGGATTTATGTAAACATACGATTCGCACAGTTGCGGGAATGCTTGGCGAAGAAGATATGTTAAGTATTGTTACATTTAGTACGGCGGCTCGTACAGTTTTACGTCCAACCCACATGGATGAGGATGGAAAGACTCGTATGGAGGTCGCACTCAAGACAGTCCAACCAGATAGCCAAACAAATATTTGGGCAGGATTGGAGATGGTGAATCGTATTGCAGCATCACCGAAACTTGCGGATACGCATCGTGTCGCAGTTCTACTTACGGATGGTTTACCCAATGTGAATCCGCCCCGTGGTATTGTAGAGACCTACAAAGCCGCAGTCAAGTCGTGCTTACTAAGTACATTCGGTTTTGGATACAATCTGGATAGCAAGCTTCTTTATGATCTTGCTACAGTCGGTGGAGGATCATTCGGATTTATTCCAGATTATTCCATGGTAGCAACCGTCTTTATCAACTGGGTAGCCACCGCATTGGCGACGGCGGCGATTCTCTCATCTCTTACACTAGTTCACGATGATGGAACGCATACGAATCTTCGCAATATAACATTACAGTACGGTCAGCCACGCTCGATACTGTATAACAAGGCCTCGAAGACTTTCGTTGTAAACAATTATTCTAAAAACACAGTTCCGGGTGTATTGTCTTCTGTAGATACCGTACGCAATGATATTATAAGAGCCATTCAGGCTTGTGTTGTAAGCGACGGAACTACAAATTTATTCCGTGTTATTTATGAACATTATAAAACGTCTACGGATGAGTCAGTCATTGCATTGCTACGTGATATCAATCCTAACATTGGCGATGAGGAGGGACAGATTCATATGGCACCCCGCTTTTACCAGAAATGGGGAAAGCATTATATGCGAGCCTATCTCAAAGCACAAGAACTACAACAGTGTATGAATTTCAAGGATCACGGCTTACAACTCTATGGCGGTGAGCTATTCCATACAATTCAGTCAGAGGGCGAAGCAGTGTTTACATCGCTACCTGGGTTGGAGCCAACGGGTAGTGCATTTGTAGAAACAGCAGCAGCAACAGCAGCAACAGCACCACCAGTCAATATGGCACAATTCTATAATCCGCAGGGTGGATGTTTCGGCGGAAAATCGCTAGTACGGATGGCAGATGGTTCACGACGCACTATTGTGTCTCTGAACCGTGGTGATTTAGTATGGACGCCGTTTGGAGTATCAGGTGTACGAGCTCTTGTTACGTGTACTATGAAAGAACCTATTCGTGCGATGTGCCATATTGGTGAACTTACGATAACACCGTGGCATCCAATTCAAATGAATAATGCGTGGGTATTTCCATGCGATATAACACCCATTGAACCAGCAGAACTTCACACCGTTTATAATATTGTTTTGTACAAGGGACATATTCTAGATGTTAATGACACGCTCTGTGTAACTCTCGGTCATCAATATACGGAACCAGTCGTCAGTCATCCATTCTTTGGCACGGAACGTGTCATTAAGGATCTCACACTCTGTAAGGGATGGGTGGATGGCAAGCCGTTCTATAACAATCTCCAAGCACGCCGCAATCCAGTAACAAATATCATTGAGGAATGGTATGATGCGGAATAATTTGGAAAAAATTGAATACAAAAATTATACACAATGAAACACTTGGTTACATTTCTCAAACTTATTAAATTCTTTCCAACTATGTCTTTCAACGGCTGGACAAAGATTCCGACTCCTTTGCGTAAGTCGCTTCAGTTGATGTATTGTGATGAAGACGGACTTTCCGTTTTCTACGATGGAAAAAAATTAGTGGTACATGTAGCAGGAAAGTTCTGTCGGCTACAAGGTAATGTAATCATACACGACGGCAGCGATGCGGTCGAGCAGGTTCTGAAAGAGAACGTAAAACATATTATCGATTGGGATCACGAGAAATATTATATGGCGGACGACTTTTATAAGCCATACTGGCTAGAAGGCGACATATCTCTCAACATTGGTGAGTCCATTTTGGAACTCACCGATGTTCATGTACAGGCGAAGTTGTTCTATAATATGTCACTTCATCTGTAGACCGCCGCTCATTATACTGTTATAATATCCAATATCATAAAATTAAATATTGGATTATCAGGAATGTATTTTTCGTTAAGAAGATATATCCATGAGGAAAACCAAGAGTATGGACTATAGGCTATAATAACACAATATTTCGCAAAAAAAAGCATATCGCTGAATGATTCTATTACCACATCAGAGGGTCTGTTTACATCATCATTATTGTATTCAATTGTAAGAACATCCATACTTTCTTGAATTTGTTTAACTTTTAATACTAATCTGTTGTAACACTCTGATTCATTATCCAATAACCGCAATAAATCACCTTTCCGAAAATGACATACATTACGATTCAATCCGTATTTTTCTATATTTGTCTGAATGCCTGTATTTACACGTGATGTATATTTTAATCTAGGAAATATTGTTTGACAGAATGAAATAGGAACAAATGCATACAGATGGTGTGTTATCGACACTATAGTAGAATGTTTTGTCCATTCATCTAAGTTATCCCAACGTGTGCGTTCTTTTATTGACGTATGAGCGTATAGTTCATTTTCTTTATAATGGTGTCTTATAGATTCATAATTATAATGTATCCACGAATATTCTGAAAGATCTAGCAAATCCGATAATTTTGCTCCACAGTGGTGATTTTCTAGCCATACAATATAATATGTGGCTTGTGGATGTATAGTTTGAATATAGAACATATTCATTAAATTACACAATCGGTTTCCCAATCCGTTAATAAATTTGAAGACAAAAAGCATATCTTACTTATAGTCTACAAAATAATTTTGACTGCCGTTCATTTGATTCCGGCAAAATATTTGCGCAAATAAATTCCATCCACTACGTATCCCAAACCCTTTAAATATTCGTCTGCAGTTTGGTGTGTGGTTGGAATAGACGTTTTTGCTCCATACCGTAAAAGTAGTAAAACCAGTCGTATATCCTTAAGTGTCATTTCACTCTCTATATTATACAATAATAACGAGAGTGCTGTATAATTCATATTTGTAACATAGTTTGGATCAATACCATTCTTTAATAAATAATGGGTTATTTCATAATTTTTATTGATTATCGCCTCTACAAGCGGTGTAACACCTAATTCATCCTGACCGTTGCGATTGAAATCGTTTATAAGAACGGAGTCTAAAGAACGAAGGTCATTGCGTTGAACAGCGTGTAAAAGAGTAAGAGGATTTTCACGTTCCGCACGTAGTTTCGCAACACGTGCTTCCATTCGAGAACGCTTTTCTAAATCAATAGACATAGCTGTACCATTCCAATTTGTAGATGTAGCGGTTTTCAATTTTCGTAAGACCATGTCCCAAAGTTGATATTCTGCGATATTTATTATTCTATCGCAACATGGACTTTGAAACCGCCTATTTGTATATAGAAGAGGACTCTCCCGTTCTTATCTATGTTGCAATTGGGTGTTCTCTTGAAGGATATCCTCCCAATGAACATCCTCCCCAACAATATCCTCCGTATTTAAATGAATTTAAGTCACCAAAAATATGTGTACTTATTGATCCACGACTAGAAACACCCGCACGGCTATTTGAGGATAAATCAGACAATGTAACAGTTCTTCCTATTCGGAAAGAGTATCATCATACATCAGAATACGGTAAAGATACATCGTGGTTTCTAAAAAATTTAGCAAAACATTGTATTAAAAAACATATTTATCTTATTGTTCAGGAATTTACAGGAGCGGATATTCATCAATACTATCCGTATGAACACGGAAGAGAGGCGTTGAATTATATTATGTACGATCCAACCTACGGAGATGGTGGATGTTATTTGGATTTATCTGCCACAAAAATATATCGCAATGCGGAGGGACATTTCATACAACCTATGTATACTCAATTACACCAATTGTCCACATTGGTTCCAGATAAACTATTCAAGACACAATACAAAGCTCGTGTCTATCCAATACTTCATATCATGTTACGATTTTACAGAATTCTACGAAATATAGATGAACCACGGGATTGGTGTACCAAAGAACTCGTAGAGAAGCATTTACAATATTTTAGTTTCCTATACAATACTCACTCAGATAGTTTTATGGTCTGTTTGAAACAAACACTTATCGCAGCTGCGATCGATATGTATAGACTATCTAGAATCGCCTTCACAGTTGAGTCAGCGACCGCAACAGTAGACAGTTCTGGAAAGGAAATGGAACATCTATGGAAGCAAGCGGCCGCAATCAGCGAAGTCTAAACCTGTTCCTATTTAAAATATGTCAAAGGATGGCGTGGCCAGCTCCGATAGACCATACATTTATTTTATGCGATCCAAAACGAGAACCAGACCGTGCAAAGTATTTACAAACATGGCTCTCAGCAAATTCTATTCCGCAGACTACGTATACAATGGGTCTTCATTGCTATAAAGATGATATCACACCGGACGTTGCCGAACGTGTTTACAATCCGTGGATTGAGCGTGGCGAAGACTCGAAAAACTTTAATCGGTACAACTTGAAACAAGGGGAAATTTCACTTGTTCTCAATTGGGCGGAAGCTGCGAAAACAGCCGTAGCCAAGAACTATAACGTGGTGATGATGTTAGAAAGTGATGTTCTGTTTGATGACCAATTCCTTCAAAAACTTCAAACAGTACTAACTCCAATTCAACACGATCCGTGGCATTTTTTATCGATAAGTGGTCGTCATGATTTACGACCGAAACGCACCGATGATGGAAGTACCTTTCGGTGGTTTCGGGTCACAGGCACACTCCATACACGAACAACAGATGCAATGATTTTTCGTGTACCAATGCTCAAACAGATTCTATCCACGTTGTTTCCGTTCGCTGAAGTTCTGGACTGGGAACTCAATCACCAGTTATCTGTTCATAAGTCCATTACACTATGGTTGGATCCGCCAATTATTCGTCAAGGCAGCGGTACGGAATACTCTACCACGCTTTGAGACCCAACAAAAAATGAATTCCAAACAATGAAGAATAACACAATCATCATTGTTTGAAATGTTGGCACGCCAAATCATTATACGAGTCGCATCTGGAACAGTACTTCTCCTAGGTATTTCACTTATCGTTAGTGGCGCATTTATATCCGCTGTTCCAGTTATTGTAGCGGGATTTACTGCGGTTATTTTAGGACCGATAATACTTGTAGGAACAATGATTCCTACACGGCGTGCTTAGGCAACAACCGTACTACGTACAGCGGCTTCTGCTTCATTGACGTGTACATCCACCAAGGGATGGAAGAGAGGTTCCATAGAGGGTGCTCCCGCAAAACGGTAGCACGCTAGAATGCCGTTTTCGGTCGCATTAAGTTCACAATCAACGGCCGCAGTACGCATTGTATCCATGATAGATTCTGCTAATTTCTTTTTTGCGTTACAGATTTCTAGAATGTTTTGGTCGGTTGTCTGTCCGCCATCAAAGTTAATGAGCGTTTCGTCAACCAAACGATCTTTGAGTTGTTTCTCTGAGAATTTCGTCACGTAGGTAAATACATCAACTGTGCGTTCTTCTGGTGGTAATTCCATATGGGAGCAAATACGAATCGCACGACCTTTGACTTGGTCAAGACGCACATAGTTCCAGTACGGCTCCATAATGTGAACTTGACGAACATTTGCGAGTGAAATACCTTCCGCACCGGATTGTGTAATCATAAATACACGAGCTATGCTTCCACTGCGGTTGTTATCTGTTCCTACAAATTCTTTAATCTGCGTTGCAAGACCCGCTGGTATTTTACCCCATTTACCGTTGAAGATTGCGAGAAGAATATTGCGTTTCGCACGGTCTTCGTCACCTGTATAGGTAATGTAACGAGGCGTTGCTGCGGTTGATGTTAGCGTTTCGGGCGACAGTGTCCAACTTCCACCGGATGGAACAATATCGAGTTTGCGGAATCCGAGTTGCGCTTCCAACGCAACACTAAACAACCCAACGCCTTCAAGTGTCTTGAAATTTGAGTATACAAGAGCGGGACCACGAGATGTTGTGAGCCGATCAAGAACGGCTTGGAATTTAGGCGATATTGTATCCAATTGAGGTTTTACAAAAAGTTCACCGGAACGTGTCTTAAGTTTGCGTACGGATTCGATTAACTCGGATGCGTAGGTTTTACCTACAGTTGGATCTTTTCCGGTACCGACCGCAGCAGGTTCCTCAGTAGCAGCAGCAGCAGCGGGCGGCTCCGCAACCGCATCTGTAATGACTTCGTCGTCAACTTCGCCTTCCTCGGCCACTTCACCATTTGCTGCCGCATTCGCTGCAGCTTCCGATAATACCGGTACTTTCGCACCCACCATATCCAATGTATCATAGTAATCCGAGGGAATAGGACGATCCATATCCGCAGGAAATACGAAATTACAGGCGGCTCGCGAGAAAATCTTGAATGTAGAATTCTGGTTTTTACTTACACTATCGTATAAGGATGTTTCGACTTTCGGCTTCTTTTTCTGTCGTAACTCCTTATCAATTTCCGATTTACGCTGTTCGGTATATTTTTTAAGTTGTAGATCACTCATATCAATCATTACAATTTCATCACGTGTAACACGTGCCATATAATCCGCCTTACCACCCTTATAATAAGATACAAGACCCGATAAACGTGCCATAAGAGGTAACCGAACCCGTGCTTTGACTTCCAATCGTTCCGTATCAATAAACATTTCTTTGAACGCTTTCTCCGTGTCTGGAAGACGTGTAACGGAACGGAATGTCGGTGTACCGAAGGAAGGAAGTCCTAATGGAGCAAGTGCGACTTTAATACGTTCAAACCACGCAACAACATCACGCTCACGGTCGATTTCTCCAGGTTCACCAATGAGCGTATCATCTTGTACAAATCCACGGAACGCACCTGTGGCCGGATCAATGACTTTGCGATATCCGCTAGGAACAGGAGTGATTCGGAGCGTGGACGCAGTCAACTCAGGTCGTGGCAACACTTCGACAAAATCCACTTCAGGATGTTTCTCCAAAATACGTAAGATTGCCTGTCGTTTATCCATACCAGGCGTATTGACCTCCACCATACGAACATCACCTGCAAGTAGATTCGCAAGAACTGCGATTTCTTGTGGGAAGTTGATAATTGGTGTAGCAGAGAGTGCGATAATTTTACATCCTACAGCATTACAGAGCATACGATACAAGAGATAGGAGATACGGTATTTACGTCCGACCGCACAGAATTTTGGTATATACTGTGCCATGTCACGAGATTCATCCTTGTACATAAGTTCTAGACCGGAGTTATTGATAGTGCGTACTAAATTGTGAACTTCATCAATCACTACCGTGGCTCCATCAAACTTCATTGGATCATTACACGCCCAATCACGCATTTCGGCCTCCGTTAATCCGTTGTAATGAATGAACTTCAGACGGGATTCGAGATGTTCGTAAATCTGTTCTTGAATCTGTTTGCGGTGTTCTGGAGCAAGTGTTTCGAAATTAGGAGCCTTGGCGGGATCCGGAATCCACGCACCCCTACGTTTCTTTACACTCGTACGGGGTATTCCGATGCGGCGAATTAAGAATTCGGCCTCGGGTGTTGGAGACCGAAGATGCGGTACGGATACCCATGTCCAGAAGTTATTCGCACGGTAAATGAAGGGACCACATTTATTGATGATATCGTCCTTGTAGTTAGGACTCAAACTGGCCGGAGTCATAATAAAAACCGGTTTCTGTCCCGCCTGATACAGTGCTTCAAAACTAATAATCGATGTACAAGTTTTACCACTACCGAGGCCATGGTAGACAAGAACTCCACGATACGGAGATGGCTTTTGTACATAGTCACGTACAAACTCTTGGTACGCAAAGGATTTGATATCCGATTTGGATGCTGCAGCAAGTTTGTTACAGGCTTCAGGGTCGGGAATATTGGGTACAGCCGGCAACTTATAACGCCGGTAAGCCTGAATAATAAATTGTTTGAAAGCACGGCGATTGGAGGGAATATAGACGGGTTCCGCAATCTGTGTTTTTGACTTAGTCATAATAAGGTCAAGCCGTTTCTCCAATTCCGCAAGAGAAGCGGGCAAGTCACTAACCGGTGCGGCATCTGTTGTCGTATCCTCTCCTCGTTTCGAGGGACGTACACCGAGTGTTTCAAGAGTTGTTTCCTCTTTTGCTTTTAGAGGTCGTGGTGTAGCAGAAGGCGTAGTTGATGGACGTCCCACCGTACGCCCAATTGCAACAGACGGAAGATTGTCAGGAGTAGAGGTTGTTATAGTTTCCATTAAGACTGCTTCCGTCGGTGGTGCAGGAGCCCGACGTATTTTATCAGCCGCAATGGGAGACGTAAATCGGGGCGGACCCTTGGATGCCATTTCTAATGCGTGTCGTTCTTTTAAAATAATTTGACCGCCGGTGATAATTCAAATCTTATTATACAGTAGATGAATGGATCCGTCTCCTAGCTCACAGACGCAGATAGGCGATTTACAGAAAAGCTATGGAACAAATTGGACAAAGGAAAACATTACAACTATTTTTGAATGGTTAACGATTGCGTCGTTTAATATTCTATGTCTTGATATGGCAACAAAATATTACAAATCCGTGATACGAAATAGTATTATTATGGGTATTGTATTTTCAACAATTTCTGGAACTCTCTCGGTTTCCGATTTGGTTGTCAAAATTGGATTTCCAGAGAATTCCTTACCTATTCTTGGATATGTCTTGAATAGTTTTTTTATAATTATGACATTCGCAATTGCGTTTTTTACAGGATATATTAAGGTTTACCAAATTCAAGAAAATCTTGAATATGCGATTGAACTCAAACAAGAATGGACAACATTTAGTACAGCTATCGCATCGGAATTACAGTTACCGATACAACTTCGTAAGGACGCAATATGGCTTATTATTAAAAACAAAATGAAATATTTGGATTTATTGAAAGCCGATATTGAAATATCCGCAAGTATACGTGAGAAAGCCCGTATTCAAATCGCAAAACAAAATATTCTAAATATTGATGTTAAACATTTATCGCATATTATCATGGAAATTGGTTCAGCAGAATATAACAACATTTTGGCAAATCGTCCGAGTGCAATTAAAGTCTTAGAGCCATCGAATGATCGATTGTCAAGTATGGAGAAGACAGTATTACAAGGTAGTGCGAAACGAGATGAGAAACCACCAGCAATACCAGATGTTACCACCGTCACGTTATTAGTAAATTAATCCTCATCTGCGGGAATAACCTTCAGTTTGATAAGTGCTCGTCGGCTCGCTTCTTGTTCGGCGACCTTTTTCGTACGTGCGGTCGCCGTCGCAACAACATCACCACTCGGTGAGAGAACACCCATTGTGAATGTGCGATCGTGAAGCGGACCCTGTACCAATACTTCTTTGTAACGTGGCGGTGTATGATAGGTCGCCTGATAATATTTGAGAAGTTGATCTTTAAAATTATTATCGTCACTAATCAATGATACAAAATCAACATTTGTTTCAAATAGACGAATCAACCAGGTTTTAACACGCATAAATGCGAGACCGGCATTTGTTTCGGAAATATCAAGATACATCGCACCGACCCAGGCTTCGAGCATACTTCCGAGAATGCGTAGATTATGGCGACCGTGACAGATATCTTCAACGTGCCGACTCAGAACAATATGTTTATGGAAGCCGATTTTGAGCGCAATTTCGCCGAGTTGTTTATTGTTTACAAGACGAGTACGAAGGCGTGTTAGAAATCCTTCATCTTGATCGGGATACCGTTCATGTAGGTAGAGTGCGATAACACAACCAAGGAGGGAATCACCAACAAATTCAATTGCTTCATTGTCCGCATCACTAAGAGGCATACAGCCTTCCGGACGTGGAGCAACAATAACAGGTTCGGTCGCAGTGGTTGTAATACCTTCTGGTCGGTCAACGTACGAACTATGTACGCAGGCCTGACGAAACAGTTCCCAATGTTTAGGACGTTCGTGAATTCCGTACGCACGCAATATAGATAGAATCTCGTCATCCGTTATGCGACGGTTGGCGAGATTCCAGGGATTGTAGACCTTCGTCTCCTCAGCAGGAGTGTTGACCAGACGAGGTTCCATTTCTATATATTTATACGAGCCAATGTATTTAGACCCGCACCAGTTTATAAAATAAACCTTTATTTTAAGAGAAACAATGTCAGATGCGTCGGATACGATTCGCCGTCGCCAGCAGAGAACATTATTTGCAAACAAAGTTATCACGGAAACCTACTACAAAAAAGGATACAATAACCATATTACATACGAAGGCGGTGTAGGAAATGAGGCGATGACCTATGATCCGTATGAAAAGATGCGTAACGGTACTACACAGACAACGACCGCCGAAGTTACAACCTATGAAAATGGTGTTCCGAATCGTCAACCCGATCCGCCTACTATTTCAGCTGTATCTGCTACCAATGGTCAAGCTACCGTATATATCACCCCACCTTCCTACGAAGGTGTGTCGCCGATTTTATATTACCGAGTACAATCAACGGATGGTTCAATTGATATAACCGTGACAAGTCTACCGGCCGTTATTCCCGGTCTGTCAAGCGGTGTAAGTTATCAATTTATTGTGTATGCTGTGAATGCGGCGGGAACTTCCTTAGCATCAGCGACATCAAATGCGACCACCGTAGTGGGTCTTCCTTCACTACCTACGCTAACAGGTGCTACTCTAGGACGTACGACAATTAATAGTGTTGTATATACTTCAGTATCTGTCAGTTTTACAGCTCCGACAAGCAATGGTGGAGCTCCGATTACAGGCTATACAGTGTTATCAACCCCAAATTTCGTGGATATTAGTGGTTCAAGTCACGGTAGTGGAACAAGTTCTCCGATTGTTATCACAGGTTTATCAAACGGTGTATCTTATACATTCCGTGTAGTGGCGACAAATGCAAATGGAACATCGCTACCTTCCAATACATCGTCGTCTGTAACACCGAAGGATCTACCGGATCCGCCTACAAGTGTAACGGCGGTTCGTGGAAATACGCAAGCGACTGTACAATTCACGCCACCTATCAATAACGGCGGAGATACTATTACAGCCTATACGGCTACTGCGACGTCAGTTACTCCGCCTAGTACTGTTAATGGAGCACCTGGCGGTGCGTCATCTCCAATAACTATAACAGGACTTACAAACGGCAGAGAGTATACAATTACAGTGCGTGCGACCAACAGTGTCGGCAATTCGATTGAATCAAGTCCATCAAATACCGTCACACCGGCTACAGTACCGGATGCGCCTACAATTACTTTAGTACAAGCGGGAAATGGACAGGTAGTTGTAAGTTTTACAGCTCCCGCAAACAATGGAGGTTCTACCATCACATCGTATACTGCTACCTCCTACGGCGGATCATCTGGTAGTTTTACGGCGACAGGTGGTTCCTCACCTTTAACAGTTCTAGGACTTACGAACACCACTTCCTATCAGTTTACAGTGATTGCTACAAATGGTATTGGCAATTCTGCGGCGTCTACTTTATCCAGTTCAGCAACACCTACCTCTGGATCCAGACCTGGTGTTCCTACGGCCGTTTCCGCTATTCCTGGTACGACATCCACATCCGCTACTGTAAGTTTTACAGCACCTGTAAATCCTGGTACACCTCCGTATACTGCATTTATTGTAACTTCGACACCTGGAGGATTTTCTACGACAACCTCCGGTTCTCCCGCAATTGTAACAGGATTAACGGCCGGCTTTTCTTACAGTTTTAGCGTAGTTGCGACGGATACAAACTCAAACATAAGCGATCCTGCTATATCCAATCAAATAGTAGCAGGCACACCGTACGCACCTGTTCTGGTCGCTAGAGACGACGGAACAACCACATTAACGGATCTCGGCGTTACGTTTACGCAAAGTTATTATACCGGCTGTCCAGTGGTCACAAATTACAAGTATTCAGTGAATGGTGGACCCTTTACATTATTATCACCTGCTCGTATTGCGTCACCTCTAACAATCAGTGGTCTAGCATCGAATACGAGCTATCAGATTACAATCAAAGCTACGAATTCCTATGGTGATAGTCTTGTGTCCAACACATTAACGGTCTCAACCTACGCATTATTGAATGTTCAGAGTTTCACATCATCTGGATCGTGGACAGCACCGGCAGGAGTGACAAGTGTACAATATATGCTTGTGGCCGGTGGTGGCGGTGGAGGCGGATGCTTTTCAGCCATTACGGTACTTGGTGACATTCCTTTTGTCGCAAACTCACCGGGCCCAGATTCGTATTGGATTATGAATCAACCAGGACAGTCATTACACGGTTATATGATGAAAGGCAATAGCTATTCCGCAGTACAACGTCCCAATTTTGCGGCCGCTCGAGTCTCTGTTCTGTCAGTCTTGAACAGTTCGCCCAACTATATTGTGCCGAATCGCGCAGGATATCAAAGCAATAGATGGTACGCACAATCGTTTATATATAATATTCAGTCTGGTTTTCCAGTCGTAGTTAGTTATTGGGGAAACTATACAACGGAACAATGTAATAACAGCAGTGGCGGAAGTGGTGGCGGAGCGGGTGGCGAAATCGTAAGAGGTACAGTCGCTGTTACGCCTAGTACAGTCTATCCTATTGTTGTAGGTGCGGGTGGTGCCGGCGGAACGGCGACAACCTCGGTAGAAAACGTAGGAAGCCCAGGTGGCAGTTCATCCTTTAATGGTTTAACCGCAGCAGGTGGTTCTGGTGGAGGAAATTCTCGTTCACAAACAAACTCTACAAACGGATACAATAAAGGCGGGTACGGAAACAGATATGGTGGTATTTATGGTGGTCAAGGCGGCTCAGGAGGGTCTTTGTATTTTACCGCTCCTGACGCATTCGCTTTATATAACAGTGGCGGTGCGGGTGGACAAGGTTTATACTTAAATTTCGACGGTGCGGGTACGAAGATATATTCGGCTGGCGGAACAGGTGGTGTTCCGAATACACCAGCAACAGTCGTATCAGCAAGCAATCTTGGCGTGGGTGGAAAAGGTACAGGAGCGACACTGAACGCTGCTGCGGACGGTATGGCGGGTGGTTCCGGTATTGTTATATTGAAGTGGTACACGTAAATCATCATCCAATAAATATATATAGATACTATAAAATGAATGTTGAACGTGAGAATTGTTTCAAACTATGTAACGAGCCTGTTTTTCCGAATAGGTTCGGAAATATGACTGCACAGGAAGCTCATACATTTAACCAACAGATGACAGAATATAAGAAATGTACGGATAAGTGTCTTGAGGAGTTTCCGTATACCGCAGAAGAACTCCGTGAGCAAGAACGACGCATACGTAATATGGTGGAAGGGAATCTGAATCGAGACAATGCGGAACGCCGCCGCCGCAGTGAAAAGAGACACGCTGAGAAGCGTGAAAAACGGCGTGCGGAATTTCTAGAGCGATTCAAGAATAGAATAAAAGCGAAAGCAGTAACGCCGGTAAAGAATGTAAACATGAATGGCGGAACTCGTAAAGGAAAGAAGCGTCATGTGCGGCAAACCCGGCGACGATGACTACGAATGTAAAACGGTATGAAGAGCGGTCGCCATTTTCGTGCCGAGTTTACGTTTTCCTAAATCAATCGCTGCTAAGTCCTCAATTGACATGAAGAGTAATGTTTGAAATGATGATTCCGCTGCGGCCGCTATTGCGTCCACAGCCGTTTTTCCGAGACCCGGCACTGTTTGAAGCATAGCCTGGAATATAGTCTCTTGCGTATTATTGGCCGCTTTTTTTGTACGAAGTGCGTCTTTGTACGCCCATGCGACTTGTACACGCTCGGTTGCGAGACCGCCTTTGAATGCTTCCGGATCGGTTATAAGTTGTTTTGCAATACGGCGTATCCATTGAACCGTTTCTTTGAGTGTAGCAGCTTGAAACACAGGAATGGTATACCGAAATTGTAAGCGAAGAATCGCATGTTGAACTTGAACTTCCGTAAACGTACCCCGACACCATGTTCGTGATAAGGTAGGCGACCAAGGCGGAACTTCAACAATATATCCGATCGAGGCTCCTTGTCCACGAAGAGCAAGAAGACGTGAACGCTGTTCACGATAGCGTCCATCACTGAGACTTGCTCCGAGATCCTCCGCTGTCTTTCGTTCCAACACTGCTAACGGAGTTCCGCTGATATCATTGTAAAACGCAATATCGCCGACATCCATGGTCTTTTTTACCGCAATCCATCCATCTGTATTCTCGACATGCCAGGGTTCTAACAATTTCCATAGTTCATGTTCACGAATGTCAATTAAGACTGTAATCATTCTGTGAATGCGCATACACGTGATAGTCTTAGACCGCGTAGGCACGAATTGCTTTATTCCTCCGGATAGAATGGGTGGGTATAAGGTTACAATGTTGAACTATTCTTTAATAAAATCTTGCGTGTCGGGTCGTATATAAGCTTTTACCGGCTCCACCCAATACTTCCAACGGCCTCAAGATACATTATACAGGGTCGCTGTATCTTTACAGCATAATTTATACAGTTCCTTTCTAAATCAAGCTATAGCATAGTTTGATTTAGTAAGCACAGATTAAGCCACTAGTACCATTTCTTAGTATCTGCTGTAGGAGCAAACATACGTTCCAGTTCGGGTGTCCATTTATTAAATTCCTGATAGTTCCAGAATTTATTGTTATCACGATCACCGAGACCGCCTTTATCAAAGAATGGATCGTTACGCATATGGTCGTTGATTTGTATGGTCGCACGGGGATGAGACATACCATTCTGTTCAGCGGTAGCGAGCGAGATTGTTTCGGCATCCGCATATTGCTCTTTGCGTGGTTTAGGACGGAGTTCGGTGACTTCCCAGCGATTCTCGCCGACTTTCGAGACAACGGGATCCCAGTTAGGATCCGAGCCGTATTCTTCGTGAACCAAGCGTCCAACAGCCTCTGTTTCGGAATCAATGATGTGAGTACCTACATCCGTCGGACGGTAGGAGGCTAGGAGTTTCTGTTCACGAAGACGAGCCGCATCAACGTCGGGTGGTTCAAGAGTTTTACCTTCCATCGTATTGAAGTAAATGCCGGATTTAGGGTCACGATATGCGGAGTCCATTCGTCCTGCTATAAACTCATCTTCTTTCTTGGAACGCTCTTCGGAATTGAAGGGTAGATTTGCCCAATCCAGAATACGTGATTTGAGAAGTTGATTTTTACTGTTTTGCTCAATGATATTTAGACCACCCCGTTCTGATTCGTTCACACGTGAATATTCATAATCGTCGAGTTTATTGATAGGGGTATTGGCCGATGATTCCTCGCCAGCCGACATATCTAATAAATTTCGTGTTGTACCTTCGTGATTGGAGGAGGTCGGTGAATTGCGTCCGTTTCCGAGGCCGCCCAAAATACCGGTGGTCGGTTCGTTGTGCATAGAGACACGGGGAGGAATACATTTTGAACCGTTGCTGTACAGACCGGATAGATACGCTACATAATCCGAAAGAGTTGCGAAGGATTTGTTTCCAGGATTGACAACAATACGCCCGTCGTTTGTGCGCATTGCGGAAGTAGGGCAGACATCTGTAAACGATTCTGTCACGATTTTCTTCACAGTAGGTTTGGATAGGTACATAGTTAAAACAATTCCCGCCGCCGCCAGAACAACCACCATGAGTATAAGATGAACTTTCATCTCCTCTTCTTACAATGGCGTTCTGAATTTTTATGCCGTCGGTAAAAATCTACGGAATACATAGAGATGGTGAATCGGAAACGAAATAGCCGTGGCCGTTTTACAACGACATCCCCCGTCGATGTAAATGCGGAGAAAGATATTCCGAAGTTGGAAAGTATGTTGTCCAATGGCCGCCCAACCTTTGTGTTTATTCATGCGGAGTGGTGCGGTCACTGCCACCATTATCAGCCTACGTGGAAGGAACTTGAGAAGACACCGGGACGCTATGCGAATGTCGCACGGGTTCATCACGATATGGTGGAAAAAATACCTGAAATTGCGAATTCTAAAATACAAGGATATCCTAGTATTGTGAAAGTCAATCCGAATAAAACCGTAGAGGAATATGCTACGCCCGGCTCTACAGAAGCCACGAATGCGATTCCGTATATGCGTGATGTACCGCGTATGAAGAAGGAACTTGTGCTGGTATCGCCTAACGGAAAGGAAACACCGGCCACAATTACGGATAGCCAGACCCCGGCTAGACAAGATGTTGTTATTCAATCTGGCGGAGCACTCGGATCGGTATACGGTGCGTTTATGACAGCAATTCAGCGTGCGGGTCCCGCTGCGTTACTACTTCTGGCAAACCAGACACTTTCGGGACGGGGAAAGACATACCGGTCGCCGAAACGTGCGTCCAAGCGTGCGTCGACACGTAAGAACCGTGTATAAAAATTGAAAGTATGTATTATGTTATCGAAGACTCTTAGATGACGTGATGATGAGCCTTTCTGCGACGACTATGATAGCCCAAGATACGTCTTCGCAGAGCAAACTCACTGTGACGATATGGAATGTTGTAAACAACGACTATAAAGCACACAGAGAGATTCGTTTCAACTTTCTGGCGATTCCCGCAGCAGATATGTTAGAAGTATGGACTGAGTTAAAGTCTCTTTTAGAATCGTTTGGAATTGAGATAGCCTACATTAATGATAAATTACAAGTTGTCGTTGTTGTAGATACTGTAACATTATCAAAAATTCGTAATGATCTTCGGCACTCGTCAATAAAAGTTCAGTGGAATGACTATAGTCGTTAGGCATATCAAATTAAAACACGTATTGAATTAGAATGGCTTCCGCAGCTCCTTCCAAAATGGACGCATTACGTTCTTTTTGGATAACATTATGGCATGTTGATGTACATAAAGATCACCACGAAGACCGAGCCGATATTGTCAATGGATTTTTACCAGACGGAGGTGTATATCCAACAAGATTATGGAATGCGTGGGTTAATCCGAGAGATCCAGAAGTTGTGGTCGCCAAGGAAGGAACACAAGGTAGCCGTGCTCCTATTGCTGGTAAAACAAATACCTTTGATACTCTCTTCAATTATATGTTTCCTGGTTTGGGAAAGCAGTTGCCGATATACTCAGCAGACGGCAAACCATTTGAAGATTGGAGTTGTGCTGCAATTCAGGCCGCAACACCGGCTCATCCGGCGTTTGCTCCAACAGGAAGTATCGATGTTGCGATGAATCCGCAAATTTCCGATGATGCATATTCACTAAAGATTTTTCAGTACCGAAATCCTGATAAATCGTTTGGAGTGAATATGGACAGTTTTCGTGAATTTATAGGCGGACATCCGCTCTTATTAACAGTCGATACATCTGTAGATCTTGAAACATTAATTGGAAATTATGGAAGAATTGCATACGGATATACACGAGAAATAGAGAATGATCCAGCCGCCAAAATGAATTATCTTTCAAGCAAAGACCCAAAATACCAGGCAAATTATTACACCGAACGTGTTGTATCAGAAGGAGGATTAAATCCAAGCGGCGTTGTGTATCCGTCGTATACAGATGGTAGTGATGAAATGTCGTTTTTTTATTGTAAGTATCCAGTTATATTATCTTGTACAGGTGAACGAGATAGGAATAAAGGAACACTCAATACATCTATGAGTTATATCAAAGATGGAAATACAATCAATATTCCAGCGGGTGCGAACAAAGCCAATGGATTTGAGAAGGCGAAAGATCTGATAAAATCGGTCTTTGGTATTTCGCAATCCAATGAGAAAAAAGAACTTGTCTATATTTCCAAACATCACGGTGATATTGCGCAGACAATGGTAAAATATCGGAAAATCATGTTAACCAATAAATCAACCAACACAGTGATTCAATCCTCGGATTGTAAAAATGTATTTGTATCGATTGATATGAACGCCTGTATGAAAGCTTTTACACTCCGCAACGATTTTGTATGGATGTATTCCGCAGATAAGACACGACTATTCGTATGGAAGAATACTCGATTGAACGACCCCAAAACTGTGTTTGAAGCGACAAAAATGTCCGCATTATCCAAAATAAACGCATTGATAAAAGATGTTGAGACATACAATACAAATGTAGAACGAATTAATGTACAAGGAAATGCATTCTATCATCATATTAAAACAAATTTTTTATATAAACCGAAAGGAGGAACATTGGTAGAGGCGTACAAAAATTATATCAAAGATGGTATCCAGCTTGCGATCCTAAGCAAATATGTTTCCCAAGAACCATTAACTCCTATTAGTGAACTTGCGGTCAATTACATGAGAGAACAAAGTAGTCATATTGGTTCATTAATATATAACGAGGATGGTTCATCTATGAGATTCATTCATGATACTATGGCACAAATAGAGAACATAAAACAATTAATACATCTACCTACGGAATTTACAGCATTAACTGTTATGAAGGCTGACGGTACACCAGAACCTGTAAGCGTAGAAAAAGATGTATTGTTTCAGAAAACACCTTCAAAAATTACAGGGAGACGATTGGGAAATATATGGGATTCAATTGATTTACTGTACACTCCTGGTGATAAAGGTATTGATTCTTTGCTATGTCGTAATGGTACACGCTTTAATAGTAGCTGGGGTCTAGATATAATTTTAAATATATACAATCGCCTTAAAGAGTATAATCATGACTACGCAGATAAATTTGTAGGTTCATTAAACGAAGTAGTCTCATCAGATATTATAAAACAGGTATCGTTCCACATTGGATTGAATATAATAGGATTAGGTTCCATTATTGGAGCAGTCCCTGCCGCTGGAGGATCTAGGTATAGTACACGACGAATTAAACGTGGAGGAGGGCAAACACGAACAACAAGGGTATCAATCACACATCCACCAACAACTCTTCGCTTGAAACTACAGTCTACGAATACAAACGACGAATTGTTAGAGGTTGCAATAGACGATATGTTATCGGATATGATGAATCACGTATACTTATATTCGATAATTCGCTACGAAACATCCTATAAAGCAGTTCTTGAACAATTCAATACCTGTATGAACGCTACATACGGTATACAATTACCTGCGGCTATACGAAGAGCCGCCGCAGAATATCCTGACAAGCAAATTGGCGGAGATGGAGAGATTGACTTTATAAAAGAAATGGCATCTTATATGTCAGGATTAGAACCATTACGAAGTGGACGCATAGCTACAGAAGATACTGTATTCAATGATAGTGACATATTTGCTTCAACGTATTCCGAGTTTGAACAATATACTGAAATTATAAAGAATTTTTTAATCAATAAAGATAATATTGGAAGTCGTTTATTGCGTGTTACGAAAGGTCGCTCTAAATCTCTAGTGGACAAACGCATAGAGACAATTGAATTTATTAAAGACATGTTGGATACGTTGAATAACGATAATATAGACGATGAAGAATGGGCGATATACGCATCCCGCTACTTACCCATAGAAGATAGGCGTGCTACAGTAGACGCAAATAAAAAGGCAATAGTAACAGCCCGTGAAGCACGCTACGCAGAACGTTTAGCACGTACATATGCTATGGAAGGTGGAGTGCGTCGTAAAACCCGCAAACATCGTAAGTAAAAATTGAATTCTCACCTGACCACTACACAGCCATGTACAATGTCACGCCTAAATTCAGAAACAGATTCGCTCGTGTTCCAGTGTAAAGATATCGTAAGCCGAGATATCTTTGTCGCAAAGGAACATAGCGACGATTCATCGTATGAGGACAAACGGTCAGCCTACGAGGATCGTTCATCCGATAAGTTAAGTGGTCGTTCTTTCCGAATTGTATTGTTTGGAACGACCTTAGAAGGACAGAGCGTATGCGTACAGATTACGGATTTTCAGCCCTTCTTTTATGTGCGAATTCCAGATGTGCTCGCCACCCATACCGACGCAATCCGACATTTCCAACAATGGATTCGTAATGATCCGAAACTATCCGAGGGTGCTGCGGCCGAAATCAATCTTGTCTGTGAAAAGCACAAGACGCTCTACGACTACAATGGTGGTCAGGCAGGTACATTTCTCAAACTGACTGTTCCGTCCCTTGCGTTGTGGCGTTATCTGAAAGACCGATTTCTGGATAAGAAGACGACGGCGAATATCTTCGATAGTAAGACGTTGTTTGGCGAGCGTGGAAAAGCCGCACTGGCTACTGCGACTGCGACTGTAGCTGATAGCAGTGTCGCCTTTCTCTCCGCCGATAGTATCGCACTCAAAGTCTATGAAGCGACGATTGATCCGATGCTGCGGTATTTCCATATCCAGAATCTATCGCCGGCAAGTTGGATACGTGTCGACGCCGGCAATTGGGAAGCACCGGATTCCAATGACGCAACAGCGACAATTCAGGCCATGGCGGATGCGTCAGACGTTCATCCCGCACCAGAACAACCGACCGCTCCCTACACAATTGCTTCATGGGATATTGAGTGTAATTCGAGTCACGGCGACTTTCCTATTGCCGCCAAAACGTGGAGAAAACCAGTACGAGAATTGTTAGAAGTTGGAGTACCGTCGACTGTTCATGAGTTATGCGATGCGATTCATGCGGCGATAGCAGGAAAGCCGACAAAACTATCACCGATTTATCTTAAGACTCCAGGTACGTATACGTCTGATGTGCTGAGAAATATGCTTGAGGGCGTCAAGATGGATACAGTCGTACAAAGCCATCTTCGTGGTCTCGCAACGGCTCCGAAGGGAGAGGAACGTGAACACCATCTCCAGGAGTTGGAGCGTATATTGACGTCAGTCTTTCCTGCAGTTGCGGGCGACGAGATTATTCAAATTGGCACCGTCGTCTATTCACGTGGTGTGCCGGTACGTAAACATATCTGGGTTCTTGGAGCGGTGGATGCGGAGACTGTACGTCCACCAGGAGCGGATGTACCTATCAGTGTCTACTCCTTCAGTAGCGAGGTCACGATGCTGCGTGCGTGGTTTCAATGGATAAGCCGAGACCAACCGGATATTATGATTGGCTACAACATCTTTGGTTTTGATTCTCAGTACATTTGGGATCGCCTTGTTGTTCTTGCGGGAGCAAAGGACGCCGCAAAGATAGTACAACCAATGAGCTGTCTGAAGAGCCGACCGACACGGTTGGAGGAGAAATTCCTATCATCGTCAGCGATGGGTGACAACACAATGTATTTCCTCAGTTCCGCAGGACGACTTCAGATTGATTTGCTTCCTTATATTCGCCGTAATCACAACTTGGATAGTTATACACTTGATAATGTTTCGGCGACCTTTGTGAGCGGAAGCGTCCTTGGAGCACTCAAGCCCACTGCGACGGATACCTTCCGTTTCCCTACCAAGTCGACGAAGGGAACTGTGGTAGGACGCTATATCACTCTTTTGGATGAGGAGAACGACCGTGTAATTGACCGCTGTCTTGTCGTGGGTGTGGAGCCGAAAGCACTCGTCGTGGAAATTCCTGATGGTGAACGTCAGATCGCAGAGCACGGTGTCGCACCTGTCCGCTGGGCTCAAGTCAAGGACGATGTATCGCCGAAGGATATCTTCCGTCTTCACCGTGGTTCGGCGAAAGACCGTGCGATTGTTGCTCGCTACTGTCTTCAGGATTGCGATCTCGTCATGGAATTGTTCAATAAGTTGGAAATTCTAAACAACTCTATTGCGATGGCACATGTATGTTCGGTGCCGGTTTCCTATATCTTTCTACGTGGACAGGGTATCAAGATTGAGTCCCTTATCTTCAAGGAGTGTCGGTTGGCGGATCAGTTGATTGAGGTATTGCCGTCAACGGCGTTTGGCGACCGAGAAGCCGAAGATGACCATAACGATGTAGAGGACACGTATGAAGGTGCGATTGTTCTTGAGCCGAAGACGGGTATTTATATTGATGACCCCATTACCGCCGATGATTTTGCCTCGCTGTATCCGTCAAGTATTATTTCCGAGAACATCAGTCATGATACGCTCATTAGTGTGAAGGACTATGACAAAGACGGCAACTTCGTATGTATCAAGGAAGGTTCCGATCGTTACGACAATCTTCCTGGAGCGAAATACGTTGATATTGAGTTTGACATTCTACGGAAAGATCCGGCGGATACCCGTAAGAATCCGGAAAAACTTCGTGATGGAAAGCGTGTCGCACGGTATATTCAGGAGCCGGTGGGTACAATTCCACGGATTCTGACCATGTTGTTGAGTTCCCGTAAACGCTGCCGAAAAGCGGCCGAGGCCGAGAAGGATGAGTTTCGCAAGGCGTTGATGGATGCCCAGCAGTTGGCCTATAAGCTAACGGCCAATTCTCTCTATGGTCAGCTCGGTTCCGGTGTATTCAAGATTCGCCGCCAAGTCTTAGCTGCGTCCACGACCGCCTACGGCCGTAAGCAGCTTCTATTTGCGAAGGCCGTTATTGAGGCCACGTATGGACCTGGTAAAGATCCACGTTGCGATTGCGAATGTATTTATGGCGATACAGACAGTATCTTTCTGCGATTCCAGCCCAAGGATCCGAAAACGGGAGTGCGTCTGCGTGGTCAGGCCGCACTTCAGGCGGCCAAAGATTTGACCGTAGAATCCGGCAAACTCGTATCATCGTGTTTGAAGCCTCCGCACGACTTTGAGTTTGATAAGATTTTCCGTACGTTCTGTCTGTTGAGCAAGAAACGGTATGTTGGCGATATGTCCGAAGACGGCTTGGAGCCCGACGACTTTCATCGTAAGAGCATGGGTATTGTGATGAAACGCCGTGATAACGCACCGATTGTAAAGTATATGTACGGTGGCGTGATTGACCGGATTCTGGATCCGAGTCAGACCTCGAAAGCAGAGGGTGTGAAACGGGCGGCTAAGTTTGTTCTTGCAACGTCGCACGACCTACTTGCGGGTAAGTTTCCGCTCTCCAAGTTGACGATTACAAAGTCGCTACGTTCAGAGTACGCAGATCCGACACGTATCGCACACAAGGTGCTGGCAGAGCGAATTGCGGAACGGGATCCAGGCAATAAACCGTCAACGTCGGATCGTATTCCGTTTGTGTATATTCAGAGTGCGGACGGTAGTAAGCCGAAACTCCAAGGCGATCGCATTGAGTTGCCTTCGTATATTCGTGAGCATGGTCTCAAGCCGGATTATGAGTTCTATATTACGAATCAGATTGCGAAGCCGGTCGCACAGGTCTTTGGTCTAGAAGTCGGTTCCATTCCAGGCGTAAAAGCGGCGGATATTGCGGCGGCGGCCAAAGCGAAAGATCCCGTAGAAGCCAGAGAGAGACTTGCGGAGTATCATCTATTTACGAAATTGCTAGATGCTGTTTCACGCACACCTGATGCAATGGAAGCGAGAGGACAGCACTCCATTGCGAAGATGTTTGGAAAATAAAACTATACATCTACCCTTATAAATGGATTGGTTGTTTGGAGCACCAGGAAAACTCATTTTACAACCGGACAGCACAGGTAAATCCTATGCGGGGTTTTATTCTGGAGACTCGCTAACACTCGCAGCAAAAAGCACGGATACAGTCGCAAGTGTCATGGTGAATTTCAACGCATATCGGTCTCCGGATCAACAGATACTGATGTTATGGACGCAGAGCGGAGCAGCACTTCCTTTTTCAACGCCACTCGGAGGAAAAACGATTGTGGCGATTGTGTCTCGTAGGGATGTTGTATAAATATCTAAACTGAGAACAACGTGTGAATATACACTCATGGGTATTTATTCAGACGGAAATATTTACGGCGTATCGTTCTATAAAAATGAAGTAAATCTATATGAAAAGTCATATAACCATATAATTACATTGTTAGAGATACAGGATGTCAAGGAATATTATGATACACTTACAAGCGAAGAAAAAGACGCTCTTACAATTCTTTTCTATAAATCGTGTTCATCCACATATTTAGCGTCGAAAGAAAATTCGTTTATGGCGTGGTTTCCAGGTAGGAAAGCAACTCTAGAGACACTGTTTGGAGCAGTCTAAACCAAAAACATATAATTAATATAGGATAGGTATTCATGCCTTCTGTAAAACGTTCCGAGACAGTCGGGCGGAAGTACGGAGGAAAACGGGAGAATTTAGAATTGACCTATGCAATCGAGTTTTTGTTCCAAATCAAAGGACAGGAATACAAAAAGAAACATCCCGGATTCATAATTCCATCTGCTCACGAATTTTTAGAATATTCGAAAAATCCAGAAAAGCCAGAAAAATCCGAAAAACAAGAAAAGCATAAAAAAACCAAAGAGTCGGAGGAATTTATAAAGTTCCTACTATATATCGCACCGCCTATTGGTAGCAATCGTGAATTATTATGCGTGTCAATTGTTGTATTAGCAATCGTATTATATATCTTTACAACGGACGTTATTGAAACAGCAATCGAAAATACATATACATTGACATATGAACAAGTATGTCAGAAGGTTGCGGCTCATCTGAAAACGGATGAAGGAATGAATTTATTCATACATCCATTGTCGTATTTTTTTACACATTATTTAACCAAGCAAAATAAACTGAAAGAATATTTATACAATCTTGCGGTAGATTCTATACGTAAAACAACCGATATTATTCCAACATTATGCTTGGATGAAAGTATACTTGTTGAGCACGATATTCACTGTATGCGTATCGGACATAAATTGATTGAACATATCCAATTTATATTTAAGTCTTACATGGAAGTTATATCAGAACCTATAGTCGCACTGAGTGCGTCGAAAGATACTCCAATTATTGCGTAACCTGTGTTGTAATTGTGGATTGCGGTGTACGAATATCATAGCGGCATACGGGGCAGTGAACATTGCGCAAAAACCAGCGATCTACACATGACCTATGGAAGTAGTGCGAACAATGGAGTTTACGCCATACAGTCTCCGTTTCGTGATTCCGTTCTTGGCAAATCGCACAATTCGTATCCGCTGGAACTGCGTCACGATTGATAATTTCCGAATGTCTCGCAATAACGTCGTTGGTCGCAATGACCGGTACATCGACCATGAGCATACGTAGTAGATCATTGTTTGTAGGAATTGTAGCCTCTTCCGTAAGTGCGGAATTCAATAAATTTGTCAGAGTTGTATTGAGAAGGGAGAAATCAATCTGTTCCTGAGTACGGACTGGTGTCCGTACTGGAGTCACACGTATAACCGGCTCAATCAGTGTTGGCTCTGTTCGGATTGGAGGACTAAAACGTGGTGTTCCACGCAATCCTACGGATGGAAATGTGGAAAATCGCCATGTTTCATAATCGGAACGGCGGGATGTTGACTGATAAATATTGTAAAGTGTTCGTTGCCGCACAAATGTTTGCGGAAACAGAGTTGTTATACGATGACGCATCCACATATACGGTTCAGCCCCAAAGATTTGTTCATCGTACATAAATTCAGGAAAGAAGTTGTGGAGTTCATCAATTAAGGGCGAACCGTAAATAGATTCATAATTACGGGGATTGAAGGCCATATCTATTTATTTCATATACATATAGGTTTAAACCCTATTTTTATCAAAGGATATCTACATACTTTGATAAAACACGACCCTTTGCGAGGCAAAAAATTGAAGTCTAAAGCCCCCATACTATGGAGACGTTAGGAACGACTAACACACAATGGACACAAAGATAGGTCTAGCAAATTTAGGCAATACATGTTTTCTCAACGTTATTTTACAAGTTCTTCGCCTATCGCCAGCAATAGGCGATATGTTTCTGAAAAACACAACGCATGAACCACCGCTTCGCAAAGACAGTAAGAAGAAGGACTTTGTCATTGCGTTTCGGACACTGATTCACGATTTCTGGCGTAAGGTACCTGAATCGGGTACAATACCGTCTATGATTCCACGTGGATTTCTACACGCACTACACACGACACTTCGAGATACGGATGATGACTGGTACCAGCATGGTCAACAGGCTGATGCGGCGGAAGCACTTCAGTACGTTCTGGATTCCCTACATGATGGTCTGTCTCGTAGGGTCGCAATGGATATACTCGGAGAAGCATCCAGTGAGGAGGAAGAGTCGCAGAACAAAGCACTGCGTTCGTGGGGAGCGTTCTTCGCAAAGGAGTATTCGCCTATCGTACACAATTTTAACGGACAGATGCAGATTCGTGTCATCTGTTCCAAATGTAATACCTCATCGGAACGGTATGAACCATGGCTTATGTTGAAGGCTCCCATTCCCGGAGCCGATACAGCAGGGAGTGCGATTCCAAGCATGGATACATGTTTGAATTCTGCATTCTCTGAGGAAGTGATTGAGGATTACAGTTGTGAAACTTGTAAAAGCAAACAGAAGGCGTCAATACATAATAAGATTTCACGGCTACCACCGGTCGTTATACTCACTCTGAAACGATTCACAAATGGAGGACAGAAAGTACGTGGTCGGATTCTCTGGGATTTGGACAGTCTTGACTTTTCGAAGTGGACAGCGTTCCGTCGTGATCCGTTCGTTGAGGAGGATGTAGATATGATCACGGAGTACAAGACATTCGCAGTGATTGAACATCAGGGCTCTACACGTGGAGGACACTACCGAATGTACGCACGCCAGAGCGATGAATGGAATGAATACGATGATAGTTCCGTACGCACTGTACGCCCGGAGCATGTGGTGACCGCCGATTCGTACATAGCGATTCTCCTACCAAAAGTAGCGGCGGAAGCTATGATTGTAAGAAACGACAGACTCATTCAAAAATTCCGTAGCGAATAAATTAATAATCAACGGTAGAGGAAGTATGAATTTCAGTTATGCTCCAGCGGCACCGATTGTCGCAGCAACTAATACTGCGTCAAGTATACAAGGTATTTTTTCAAGTATATGGCCAATTCTTCTTGTCATTGTCATAGTGTTCGTAGGTTTGGTTGTTTATTACAGCACAATTGGATACAAGATTGATATGGGTTGGGAGCAATTATTCAATATGTTCCGTAAGAAAGAGGACATAGATATTAATATTGGTATGGAAAATGATAAACGTACGAATCATCATATTGCAATTAAACCGGACGAAGGCGAGCCTCCGAAACCCGATTTACCGCCCGTGAAGGATCGTGCGAGTGGTATGCCTGGATCCATCATGGAACCACCGTCCTTTTTACAGAGTATAAATCCGGCGAATCTCATACCGCATGGTCACGAAGTGTATAATGTAAGCCGTAATATTTACACATATCACGATGCAGCGGCAGTCTGTGCGGCGATGGGCGGTGAAGTCGCATCCTACGATCAAGTGAAGGAAGCGTACGAGCGAGGAGCAGATTGGTGTAACTATGGCTGGGTGAAAGGACAGATGGCGGTGTTCCCCACACAGAAGGAAACCTATCAAAAGTTACAAAAGGGATCGCCCAATTATCATAATGCGTGCGGACGCCCCGGTGTAAATGGCGGTTATTTCGATAATCCGGAATTACTGTTTGGTGTCAACTGTATAGGCAAACGACCCGCACAGAAGTCGGCGGACGAACTTCGTGAAAACGATATCTCCTTTCCGCAAACCGCAGAGGAGATTGAGTTTGACAAGAAGGTACAAACATTCCGTGAACAATTGGATACAACGAATGTATTGCCATTCAACAAACATAGCTGGTCTGCGTAGCACCTCAATGATTTATACATTTTTACAATTTCATAAATTTTAAAATGTACTTAGACGTTGTATTATGAATAATACATATCATAATCGTTAGACGTATCGTAGTCGTAATCATCATTGGCTACAAATACTCCGTCGTTATTTTCAACAACAAAGCCGCATTCAATTAGAACATCTATATTACGCTGAACGTAATATGGCAGCAATAACTGTAGTGCTTCTCGCCACGAAGGCATAGCATCTTCCCACTCGGATATATGAATACCATTCCAAAAAGTAGTCCAAAATCCGTCTACAAAAAAATGCGAATGTAACCATTCATTCCACCATCGTTCAAGATCCGCATTCCATCCTTCTGGTTTCGAAAATATACGATTGGGAATGGGTAAGTCTCGAGCCGATCGTGATTTCAAAACACACGTCGCTTCGCAGATAATTTTACGAAACAAAAACTCAGGAACACCAATAGACAATTGTTTGGAGTATAGAATGGATATAAATAGATTGGATACCTCCCGTGCGGATTCAGCGGGTGTATAGTCTCCATTTACAGAGGTATGAAACCATCGTGTAATCTTATTGGAACGAATACGATTCACTGTTCGTGCGAAACTATACATGGTTCGAAGATAAATTTGAAAGCGGATATATCAAGAGCTGGGAGTTTTTTTGACAAGACCATCCGCGGTGACCGTTTTTTTCAGAAAGTCGATTGTTTTGACTCCCCGATTCCGTTGTAGAAATTCGAGAATCGCCTTCGTTTCGTCGGGTCTTCCTTTGTATTTATGATATTCGTGAAGTTGCTCTTCGACAAATCCCCACGAAAGATCCGTTGATTTCGAGCGTGTGCTACGTTGAAGTGTCGCTCCGTTAATTTGAAGTATCGCATTCTTCATATTTGCATTTTCAAGATGTTTTAGAATACGTTCCTCATAATTTGCGCGCATAGTGCGGGCGTTACTGACTTGTTTTGTAAGTGCTTCTGAAAGGTTGTCGAAATGGACGTAATGCCGGACAGCATCAACAAGCGTTGCGTCAGGATTCATTCTTATTCATGAAGTACGTATAAATTCATATAGTTTGACGCATTTTTTGATTGTGTAAAACAGAATCAAAAAGAGAAAAGAATTTACGATCCCAGTAGGGATTGAACCTACGACCTTCCGGTTAACAGCCAGACGCTACTACCACTGAGCTATGAGATCAATGGGGTGCGACGATGAGAGGATTTGCACCTCTGCGGGTAAACCCACAGCCTAAGTTGCTTTATTTAGCAAGGCTGCGCAATAGCTACTATGCGACATCGCCAGAGTCCCGCGAGCCTGAATCGAACAAGCGACATGTCGAGTACAATTTTTAGTTTTTCTGAAAAACTACAGTCGACCACTCTACCAACTGAGTTATCGCAGGTTTTTAAAGAAGAAAGGAAGGGAGAATTATACTATTATTATTAGAAGAATACTTAGAGAAACACCGAAACGCAACCGCAACATATTATAAGGAAGGAGAAAGAAGAATTTTATTGGTTTTATTCGTTTCTAAATTTTAGTGATTTACGCACGGGCGGGCGTGGCCGTAGTCGTGGTAGCCGGCGCCGCAGGCTTGATGTAGTGCGGCTTGAGGTAGCGCTGGAGGTTGAGGATCTTGAGCTCATCCTTCTCCGTGAGGGAGAGGAGGTTGCGGAGCGACGCATCGGCCTTGATGATCTGCTTCTCCATAAGCGAGTGCGACTTGGCGTAGGCGCAGACACGCGTGGTGACCTCCGAGCGGCTGAGCTGAGTGCCCTTGGCGACGCCGAGGAACTTGCAGAGCGCATCCGAGATGGGGGTCGGCTTGGTAAAGACCGAGTCTTTCTTGGGGGCGGCCTCCGCACCTTCCACAGGCGCAGCACGGCGGCGGCGACCCTTCTGGGCACGCTTGAGCTCACGAGGGATCTGCTTCTCGAGCTTCTTCATGTCCGAGAAGACGGCACCGAGCGACGCACGGAGCACGTTGACCTTCTCGACGAGGCTGTTGAACTGGCCGACAACGTTGATATCCTCAACGACAGCGGCGGTGGTCTCAGTAGCAACAGGGGTCGCAACAGCGGCGACAACGGGAGCCGCAACAACAACGGGAGCGGCAACGACAGGGGTCGCAACGGCGGCGACAACGGGGGCGGCGACAGTCGCAGCGGCCTTCTTGGTGGCAGTCTTCTTGGCAGGGGCAGAGGAGCTCATGTTGCTTATATCAAAGTCCGAGGAACTTTTTAGAGAATATAAACGCGGGGGATGGTTGCTTAACACCCATAAAATCGGTGCGTCAATTTTGGTCATATTGGAAGAGAAAATACATCTTTTTATGCTACAGAAAGTATAATTTCCTATCAACATTCGTCGTAAATTAATTTCGTTTTCTTCATTAGAGATGGCCGAGACCCTACCTATGGTAGACTCTCAAACATTGTGTAAAAATATAAAATCAAAGAGGAATCCTAAAGAAAAATGTACAAACCCGGCTACACACGACGGCTATTGTGGCATACATTTTCGAAAACCGACTCCCTGGATACCCATGTCACCAGAAAACATAGCAAAACGCGTTATTCAGAGAAACAATAGGAAACGCCTTATAAAAGAAAAAGAAACAAGTCGTATTACAGCAGCGAACCAAATCCAGTCATGGTTTCGTTTTTGGATTAAACACCGTATGGTACAAAAGCACGGAATCGCATATTATAATCGCACAATTGCTGTCAATGATACAGATTTCTTTTCAACGGATCCCGTTACAGATATTAGTGGAGCAATGTTCTTTTCCTATGTTGATTCACTTAAACATGTCTACGTATTTGATATACGTTCCATTCATATGCTTATTTACAAGGCTCGTGTTGCAGGAGAGCCGTGTCAGAATCCGTTTAACCGTGAGGTGCTTTCTGAGAAAGTCATTCAGAAAGTGCGTTCGCACATACAATGGTTACGGAAACTCAATATGCCGACGGAATGGGCACCCCTGGAACCTCCTACACCAGAACAACAATGGCGTATGAAGGTTGTGGATATATTTAATATCATTGATAGTCTAAATTATTATTCATCACCCGATTGGTTCATATCTCTCGATCATCGTGGACAACGTGTATTCTATATTGAACTACACGGAATATGGTCACATAGAGCGGGATTAACCGTAGAACAGAAAAATACCATTGTTCCGAATTACTTACATCGTATGTTTCGGCATCCGCCCTGGGCTATCGGAAATCAGCCAATCGAGACACTTCAGAAACTAAATATGAATTGTATGAAGTTATTGATTAGCTCGGCGGAAGATAAGAACGATCGTATTTTAGGAGCGATGTACGTTGTTTCTGCGTTAACAATAGTATCACAGGCCGCACGTACAGCGTATCCTTGGTTATACGAAAGTGTCCGTGATGATCATGTTGTAGTTGAACGAGCGATTCGTCGTCCGCATTTTCCAGAATTGTTTGGAATAGGATGGCTAAATGAAATACTACATAATCAAGCCATGCCGCCACTCGCCTTACCTCCTACTCAAGCGTCAACAACCACGTTAACTAGGGTAGGAGAAGAATAATTCGCTATAGATATGTATACATATAGCATTCAGAAAAAAACGGCGGCCTATCGACCAAAATTGACGGCCGTTTTTGCCCATGGATGGATGTCATTCCCTTTTCTTTGTAGTCTTCACACCTTTAAAGACCGCACACACTTTTCACAAATGTCCGTTATTACGACTTCCACCTTTGATATTTCTAAGTTGAGCGTTGGCGACCCTAAGAAGCTCGACTACAGCTCGACCGTTTACCTCAACTATGATGGGAATAAGCGCGTCCGCATTCAGGGTCCTCGTATGGCTCTGCCCTTTGACCTCAAGGATTACGAAGGTAACAAGAAGTTCAAGGTTCAGTTCAATCTCAAGGATCACGAGTCCAATCCGAAGATGAAGGCCTACTTCGATATGCTCCAGCAGATCGACGAGTTCGTCATCTCGAAGGCGGTTGCGAACGCCGACAAGTGGCTCAACAAGAAGGGCAAGAGCCGTGAGGTGATTGAGGAGGGCTACACTCGCTCCATCAAGCTTCCCAAGGATTCGTCCAAGAATTACCCGCCCAGCCAGGCGGTGACCGTCAAGCACGACGGCAAGCATGTCAACGGTGTCCAGCAGATGGGCAAGTTCCTGGTTGAACTCTACGACAGCGAGAACCAGCCGATTGAGGACTCGCCTCTCAATCACCTCAAGCGGGGTGCGATGGTTACGCCTATCCTTGAGGCAGCGGGTATCTGGATTGCTGGCAAGGGCAACTTTGGTATCACGTGGAAGCTCCACCAGGCTCGTGTCGATGTTCCCGGTGAGAATGCTCGTTCTGGCTGTGCGATTCTTGATGACGACGAGGGTGGCGTTGTTGTCTCTGCGACGAATGGCGTTTCGGCGGCCGAAGAGGATGCTGAGCTCCTGGCTGCGGTTCTTCCCAAGGATGAAGAGGATGAGGATGACGGCGTAGAGGACGACGAGGTAGTGGAGCCGGTGCCGGTGCCTCTGAAGAAGGCTGCTGCTGCTACGCCTGCGGCTGCGCCTGCTGCTCGCAAGGTCGTCAAGAAGGTCACCAAGGCCTAAGTCAAAAATACCCAAAAAACAAAATAAAAATTTAACAACCAATAAAACTAATAAAACAATTTTTCAATTCCATAAGTAGAATATGGATATCGAAAGCATTCATGCGAGTTTAGACGTTGTTCCGAAATGGGCGTATCAATGGTGTAATGTATTTTTGATTGTAGCTGTACTGTCAGTCGCAATGGGTTTTTTTGGTATATTGTACGGTTCCAAGCAATCCAATGGTACAATTATTGTATATCTATTCAGTACAGTTCTACAAGCAATAACAGCAATGACACTATACTGGATGTGCCGATCTAGTTTGCGAAACAACTAATTTGATATAAACAATTTATATCCGATTATGTTTAATTTAAACGATTCCATAGAGTACCAACCGGCAAAGAATAATGTCCAAGATGGCTCATAAAAAGCTGTCTCGTAGTGTTAGTTATTTTAATAAAATCTCCTTTACCATTATATCCTCTTAATTCATTAGTATGGTATCTGTAGTGCTCATTATTATAGTTAATATATACCTCATCTCGTGCGTTGTTGGGAATATAATGTTCAAAACTTACCATGAATTCTCCTCCTTTCTCAGGAGGATATTGATATGTATAACCATAAAAACGCGGAGTTATACCAGAAACAGCATTTGTGGGGTATACATATACATTTAACCTTCTATTTGGATCGCTGTCTCCCTGTCTCTTATTTATATACATATCATAATATGTATTAATTTCTTGAGAAAATTTATTACTACGGGTATTATAACTTTGAACAATTACTGGATATTGACTTCTCCAATAAGTTTCCTCAAGCGGATGCTTCAATTCGCAAGGAGGCTCAGGTCCCCGTTTCACCGTAACACCCAAACATTTCTGAACCGCCTCATCTTGTACATTACCATCCTCATCAGACATACTATCATGAAGTGTTTTGAATTCTTTGCGAATATCGCTCCATTTGTAGCCTGCGTACTTGCCAAACTGTTCAGCCTTGGATGGATAATCTGAGCCAGCCGGTTGGCAACCCGCCTTACGGAATTCACGTTGAATACATTGTTCCATAAATGGACCTGTAGTATTTTCCGGAACATTACACGGATCAAAGTTCTTAGTTCCGTAGACGAGCCATTTGGCCGCTTCTCGGTATAATTCTTGAGTGCCACCTCTCGCTGTTGCGGACAATTCATAATAAATCTCTTTTGCGGATTCCGCATCAATATCACCGCTTCCAAATAACGCATCCGGAACAGAAATACCAATTGTATTCAGCACTTTAATGGCTAGATTGTCCATTTCCGATTTGGTAGCGGTAGAATCTTTGAGAAGACGTACAATAGCTCCACCGTCTGTATAACCCATACCCTGCGTTAAGGAAAGCATGCACGGACGTGTAAGACGTCCATTCTCATCGGGATCGCACACTGTAGGTATTGATACAGTTGGCGCATTCAATGTACGACAGTCCCAGCTGTAAGAGCCACCACTAGGTTTTAAGCATTCGCCATTACCAGCAAAGCTCGCCTGGGGATCGAGTGAGGAACACTCTTCTCGTGAGTAAAGACGTATATAGTTATCGCTAGAGGGATAGCCATAGGTTCCGCAACTTACACCTTCAGGTGTAATAACGGGTTCAACTGGTGGTTTGGGACACTGATCTTTGGATGTAATAAGGGCTGTTCCGCACGTCGCCATATCAGGATAGAGTTCTTTACCATCTTTTCCAACGGGAAGAGATATACCGAGGTCTGGACAGAACCCACATTTACCACGAAGAGATTTCATATCAATCAGTCCACAGTTTGTAATCATTTTACAGCGTTTCATATCTTCCTTCATGGTGGCTTCTTTGATACTCCAAATCCACTCACCACCGTGAGGAAGTGTATCAGGAAAGAGTGGTTTATCTCGCTTACCAAGCGTACCTACAGAAGGAACACTGGGATCCGAGATAAACCACCAACCACAGGCGGTAGTAGCTTTCGCAGGACGTTCAGGTAATTTGGAAGGATGTTTCGCACCTCTACAGAATTTTTTATCATCATCTGTAAATTTATTATAAGGATCAATAACGAATTTTTTTTTGACTTCAGCTAGTTTATGGGGCTCAGGAACATATCCGCCGGGCTGTTGAACGGATGGTAGTACATTATCAAAAGCAACGCCGGGATTGACCAATATCTCTTTGCCTAGTGTATCATGAAAGTATGAATATTGTTTATCGGCAAAGTCCGTTTGGACTTTTTTGAAGTTTGGATCAACCACACCGAGAAACCCCTCTATATAAGTTAGTTTGTTAAGAAACATAAATGCTGCTACACCAGCAATTATGAGAAATGCGACAATTGTCCATGTCTGGTTCATACCTCACTTTACTTTGACTGTTTAATTTATTACCGTAAATTGGCGAAAGACACAATTCAGCAAATATAAATTTCTGTATTGTGTATGAACATTATTTATGTAGAACGTATAAAGGGAGCATTCGTGCGTCCAGCATCCCAGTATATTGTATTGTTATAAAAACTAAATGCGACCTTCCATTGACGACCATCTACAAGAGTTAGATTTAATGTACCTTGCTTGGTATTACTATCATAATCTGCAGTTCCTGTACCGGCTTCGTACCAGGCTTTCACATAAAGAGTGTTTCTGTCTTGAGTAAAGGTTAGTGTATACGTTGGATACGGAACATATTTCCATACACCAATTAGTTCAGGGCAAGGTGGATCAGGATTGCGTTTAACACCAACACCCAAACATTTCTGAACCGCCTCATCCTGTACATTACCATCCGAACTGGACATACTATTATATAAGTTTCGGAATTCATCACGAATATTGCTCCATTTGTATCCCACGTACTTACCAAATTGTTGTGGATTCGATGGATAGTCTGAGCCAGCCGGTTGGCAACCCGCCTTACGGAATTCACGTTGGATACATTGTTCCATAAAGGGTCCAGGTAAGTTATCAGGAATATTACAGGGGTCGAAGTTATTGGTTCCGTAGACGAGCCATTTGGACGCTTCACGATACAATTCTTCAGAGCCGTTGTTTGCTGTTGAAAGAATTTGGTAGTATATATCTTTTGCGGAACCCGCATCAATATCACCAGCTCCGAGAAGAGCATCTGGAACAGAGATACCGATTAAATTCAGCACTTTGATAGCCAGATTGTCCATTTCCGATTTTGTAGAGGTAGCATCTTTAAGAAGACGTACAATAGCTCCACCGTCTGTATAACCCATACCCTGCGCTAAAGACAGCAAGCACGGACGAGTGAGACGTCCATTCTCATCAGGATCACAAATATCTGGTAAAGTGACTTTTGCTCCGTTTAATGTACGACAGTCGTAGCTGTAAGAGCCACCATTCGGTTTTAAGCATTCGCCGTTAGCAGCAAAATCAGCGGCCGGGTCTATTGTCGCACACTCTTCTTTGCTGTAAAGACGGAGATAGTTATCACTAGAGGGATAGCCGAGGATTCCACAGCTGACACCTTCTGGTGTCAAAACGGGTTCAACTGGCGGTTTGGGACACTGATCTTTGGATGTAATAAGGGCTGTTCCGCACGTCGCCATTTCAGGATAGAGTTCTTTACCTTCTTTTCCAACGGGAAGAGAAATACCGAGGTCGGGACAGAAACCGCATCTGCCACCAAGAGATTTTATATCAATCAACCCACAATTTGTAATTTGTTTACAGCGTTTCATGTCTTCTTTCATAGTGGCCTCTTTGATACTCCAAATCCACTCACCACCGTTAGGAAGTGTATCAGGAAAGAGTGGAGAATCTCGCTTACCAAGCGTACCTACAGAAGGAACACTGGGATCCGAGACAAACCACCAACCACAGGCGGTAGTGGCTTTCGCAGGACGTTCGGGTAATTTAGAAGGATGTTTCGCACCTCTACAGAATTTTTTATCATTTTCCGAATATTGATTAAAGGGATCCACTTTGAATTTTTTCTGTATTGCTGCTAGTTTATGGGGCTCAGGAACATATCCACCAGGTTGTTGAACAGATGGTAGAACATTCTCAAAAGCAACGCCGGGATTGACCAATATCTCTTTACCAACTGTATCTTGGAAGTACGAGAATTGTCTATCAGCGAATCTCGTTTGGAGATTTTTGAAGTTTGGATCAATCACACCACGAAATCCTTCAATATGAAATAGTTTTGATTGAGCAATAAATAGACCAGCCGCTAAAACAACAATTACGAGACATATGACAATTATCCATGTCCGTTCCATATCTCACTTTACTTTGACTGTTTAATTTCTTACCGGCAAATATTTGAAATACTCATAGTATGCGAATTTCAAAGAGTTATAGTTTCAGAGAATAATAAAGCCTAGAGAAGACTAAATTGAGCCCCTCCATTTTTCCAATTTATGGTATTACCCTTCATTGTAAAATCTGTACGCCAACCATTGGTAAACTGCATTACTCCACTAAGTTTAGCGGGATCAAATGATACTGTTCCACGTATGTTCCAGCTAGCAACTACAGTTGTAACATTGTTGACAGTTTGAATCGTTATTGTAGATGCTCGAGTTCCTTTGTAGCCAAACACACCATTGATACAGGGTGACGGACGTGCACGTTCTACACCAACACCCAAGCACTGTTTAACCGCAATATCTTGTACAGCACCATCTTTGTTAGACATCTTATTACGTAAAGCAGCAAATTCATTCTTAACATCTCGCCATTTGTAATCGTAGTATTTACCAAAGTCTTCTGGTTTAGTAGGATACTTCGTGCCGGCCGGTTGGCAACCCGCCTTACGGAATTCACGTTGGATACATTGTTGGATAAACGGTCCACGCACTGTATCGGGAATATCGCATGGATCGAACTTATTGCTTCCAAATACCAGCCATTTCGCCGCCTCACGATAATCGTCACGTCTCCCATTGTAAGTAGCGAGCATGAGTTTATAATAGAGATTCTTTGCTGATTCTTTATCAATATCACCACCTCCAATTAACGCATTCGGTACAGGAACGGCTATGGATTTCATGATATCCATAGCAACTATATCGATTTCATTCGGTTTTCCGAGAGGATCATTGAGAATACGTAAAACAGCTCCTGCGGGTGTGTAGCCCATTCCCTTACATAAGTAAATAAGGCACGCCCGTGAGAGTCTACCATCTGATTTAGGATCGCAGATAGACGGCTCATTCACAACAGGAGTATTGAGAGTGCGACAATCCCAGCTGTATGAGCCACCTTCAGGTTTTAAGCATTCGCCATTACCAGCAAAATTAGCATCGGGATCGATTGCTGAACAATCTTCCCGTGAGTAAAGACGAATATAGTTATCACTAGAGGGATAGCCGTAGTTTCCACAGTCGTGACCCTCTGGAGTTTTAATAGATGCAGCAGGCGGTTTCGGACAACTTTTGCTATCACGTATAGGCATTGTTCCACAAGTGACAATATTTGGATAACGATCCGCACCATTGCTTGTGACAGGTACAGAATATCCTAAATTAGGACAAAATCCACACACTCCTTTGAGTGCTTTCGTATCTACTAACTCACACGTATTAATCTGCTTACAGCGTTTGATATCCTCTTTCATAATCGCAGTCGGGATATCCCATATCCATTCACCGCCCGTTGGCAGTGTTTCGGGAAATAGGGGTTTATCTTTTGTACCGAGCGTTCCGATAGAAGGAACGGAGGGATCTAGTACAAACCACCAACCGCACGCAACCGTTGTACCTCTGGGACGTGTAGGTAGCTTTGATGGATGAGACGCAGTACGACAGAATTTTTTATCTGCGTCCGTATATTGATTTGTTGGATCAATATGGAACCGATTCATAATACGTTTACTTGATAAACTTACTGGTATCGGAATATTGACATTTGGTTGTTGAAGCGAGGATGGAAGAGTATCATATTCTATGCCGGGGTTCACGATAATTTCGCCGCTGATCTGGTCGTTGAAATACGCATCTTGTCGGTCACCAAAGGCTAATTCTTCTTTCATGGCGTACGAGGGTGGTTTGGGAGTTGGTATTATGGTTGCAACCATTGTGTTTGCTGACGCTAACATGTCGGCGTTTGAAAGTGCCGGAGACGATTTCGGTTTCGCTTGTGGTTTCGGTTTCGGTTGAGGTTTCGCTGCAAACTGTTCAATATGTGCCAACTTAGGTTTGACAAGTACCATTAAGGCCGTTAGACCCGTAATTATAATAAATACAACGGTTATCCATACGAACACCATTCTTCCTATTTTAATACATTTTAATATTGGGGGAAGATATATTCGTTATAGAAACTATTTAATATAGTTTGTATAATATTTTCCTTATATCTAAAAAGCACCTTTTGCTAGAATTTGTGTAAAACAGACAGCCACTGCTAAACATACTAAGAAAAGAAGAATCTTATTGCTGTTGTTAAACAGAAATCGTGATATATTCACAAGCATACCGATGAGCATTTCAAACACATTTTGAGGATCTGCGGACATACGCATTAAGGTGCGGGACGCATGTGTCCAAGCAACATTTATCCATCGAACCCACTGAATCCATATAGATGATGTGGTTTGCGGAATAATCAAATAGTGAAGTTTGAGAAGCACACGATAATTGTCGGGAGCAATGGAACCCTCAACACAGTGCCAATCTTTATTATAGTCCAAGCCATGAAAATCACCCGTATCCATAAGAACACGCTTGTCTTCTGTAGGAAACACAGTCGTTACAGTATTGTTATGATTTACCGCAATAATAATGCGATAATAGATGACACCGCCCGTGGGCACGATACTAAACGGAGCATCATAGTGACAATCCACAAGAGACCGATCGGAACCTTTGGCTTCTTTCGGAGACGCAGACCAATAGACTTCATCGGCTTCAGTAACCGGTTCAATATGCGTATTCGGAAACCGTTCTTTCATTGTATCAAATAATTTAGAATGAGTACGAACCGATTGTAAGACGTTTTTATATTGTCCAGATTCAATCGAGTTTATCCATTCATGATGTGCTTTTTTATAATGTCCGTACCGTTGTTTCGCAACAGACGCAATATAATCGAAGGATTCATTGTCCGTTATTTTACCGGATATAACATCGAATCCCTCCATTTAATAAGTGGAACGAATAATTATTCTATCCGACGTTTTCCCATATCAGGAACAGTTATTCCAAGACATTTCTTGATTGCTTGTTTCTGTTTGTACGGATCTTGGTGATTGTCCATCGATGCATAGAGATTTTTATAATCATTCAGAATTTCAGACCATACTTTATCGGTTTCTAGATCACCATAAGGATAATCGGTGCCGTACGCCTGGCATCCTGCACGTCGGAAGGCTTGTTGTAAACAATATTTAGCAAATGGACCTCGTTCATTATCATCAATATCACATACATCAAATGATTTGCTACCAACCGCTAATAATTTCGCAGCTTCTCGTATTTGCTCGGTATTGCCTCGTTCGATTTGTTCCATAATTCGTTTATAGGTATTTCCAGCAGTCACCGCATCTGTGTTACCTCTTCCAAGTACACTGTCTGGAATATCAACACCGACTGACGCTAGAATATTAATAACTTCACGATCATTACGTGTAGGATTTAACGATTTGGTTAGAAGGTGAAGAATACGTCCACTTGGAAGAAAACCAACTCCTTTTGCGAGTGTGATAAGACAGTTACGTGTTAAATTACCCATGTTATTAGGTGTACATACAGAGGTCGCAGCTGGTTTCGGTAAATTTAAAGAACGGCAATCCCAACTGAAGGAACCACCCTCGGGTTTTAGACATTCTCCATTTGTAACCCAATTTCCAGAAAGTGCGTCACATTCTCCTTTTCTATACAGTCGAATATCGTTTAACTCGGATGGATATCCATACCTACCGCAACTCTTACCATTACTCGCATAAACCGGAGGAGATGGAGTTGTAAGACACTCATCACGTCGTAACGATACAGGAACACCGCATATACCTTTCGGATTATTGGGATATCGTTCTTTTCCACTTGAGTCTATTGGTATAGAATATCCACTTGTTGTACAAAATCCACAAATACCGTATATACCATTAACATTTAGTAAATCACAAGAACGAATATTTGAACAATATTTTATGTCTTCTTGTTCAATAGCTTCCTCTTTTGACCATATCCATGTACCATTCGGTGGTAAATTTGTATTAAACACGGGACCAGCACTTATTCCGAGCGCACCAAAGGATGGTACAGTTGGATCGGGTGAGAAATACCAACCGCATCCTAGTTTATTGGGTTTTGAATCATGTTTTGGTAAATTACGAGGATGTTTCGCTCGTTTACAAAATTGTTTATCATATTCATCATACGGATGGTCTGTATTAATCATAAATTGCGGTAGATAGTCTTTGAATTTTGCGAAATAAATGGATAAATCGGGTACTTTTACAGCGTTGTTGAATATAGTTGTTTGAATACCGGGATTTATGAACACGGCTTTATCTAGAGTTTTGTGATAATATGTATCCTGCTGATCTCCAAATTCTTTTTGTGTAGCAAATTCTTTTTTTGGATCGGCAAATCCTTCGCTCTGACGGTAATATCTCACTCCTATGAAAAGAAGAATCAATAGTAAGACTGTAATGAGAACAGTATACATCCCTAAAGTGTTTTAATATTTCAATTCGTTAATATCGGATTGAAATAATAACAATCAAAAGTTATTTCGGTAAAATTATGCGAGAGCAGGAAGGATTGTCCAGCAGAAACGCTCAACATCACGAAGAGATCCGTTTGTCTTATCCATTATGATTGACGTGGCATCATCCTTATCCACAGCAATATAGTAATCCTCCGACTTTCCTTTGCTACGGTTGAGGCTTCCAGATAACCAAGATACCATGGAAGGATTACCGTTGAGTGCTTTCACGGGTTTGAAGGAGGTGATATTCATATATTCAGGAGGTGTCGAGTAGGCTCCAGCAGGTGCTAGGATAACACGAGTTTGACCGATAGAATGTCCGAGGAAGTAATTGGGGAAGTTGACCGATTCAAATGATACATGGTCAGAACGACCGTTCTTCGCAGCAACAACGTTGAGGGTTCCATCATTACGCAAGGTAGTGCTGTATTGCTCACCGGCCATATCAGGATCGCTCAGTACGTATTGGAAATTCGTATGACGAAGAATACGATTGAAGTGAATAGCTGAGCGTAAGCTCATTCGTAATCCAGATTCAATATCCGATAATGCGACGAGTGGTTTCTTATCCGTATTTATAAATGTGAGCGATTCCATCTGACCCCATTTTGTTGGCCAGTTCGTGCTTCCAAGCAACTTCTCTGCAACGACTTGTTTGCGGTCATTGAGAAGCTGTATGGGAGCACCGAGATGGCGGTTCGTACAGCAATCTGTACGAGGATAGAAGCGTATTTCCTGAACATTAAACATACGACCAAGGTCAACCATCCAGTATTCGTTATCCAGATCGCTGCCAGGCGAGTGGAATTCGCCTTCTGTGTGCGAGTGAGGATAGGCTTTTCCGTCTACCGCATATTCCGGGACTGTATTACAGCATTGCGCAGCAGCATAGACCGGTCTGCCTCTTGCTAATTCATTACCATCCGTATCAAACACTTGAATTTGCGGAATCTGGATAACGCTACCGTCCGCTGTATTTGTCAAACTATTGGACAAGACACGTACAAAGCGTGCCTGGACAGAGCACGCACTAGCGCTCGCATTTGTAGGATTGCGAGTAATACCGTAGCACTGTTGAAGAGCTTCGTTTTGAGAATCAGGTTTTGTGCTGTAGTTCGCCGTTTTATGGACACTATTGTAAAAGTCTTGTACAGCTTGTACACTGCCCTTCGCATTTGCCTTCGCCATATTTGTGTAATTCGCATTGCCATTTGTAAGAGGAGCAAGAGAACCGGTGAGTTGGCAGGCTTGGAAGGGGTAACGATCACGCTGTGCTTGTGTGCTTTCAGTATTCATGAGACCGCTGAAACGGTCACCAATCGTAGTATAGGTATTCAGCACCGAGCTTCCTGCGCGTGTTTCGCTGCCACGATCCTTATCTGAGTTCGTATTGAGCCATAGGTAGTTGAGGCATTCCGAGGTGAGTGGAGTTGACTTAGGGCGTAATTGTATATCACCGGATTCGGTTTCAACAATCTCCTCGCAAGGTGTCGCAACATCAAATCCGTAGAGGCTCTGAGATGCGTTGTTAATCACCGCTGAACGCTGAGACGATGTACCTGTAGGAGCAACACCATTTGCGTCACGGCCGGTACGGGCGAGCGAATAGAGATTGTAGAGATAATCCGCAATCTGATCCGAATCGCCGAGTTTGTTCAGTTGAATAAGGCCGCCATTTTCTCGTGCGAGACGACCCTTCTGAAGATCACCACCAACTCCTGAGAAGAGATTGATCAAGCATGGCATGCTGTAATTGCCCGCAACTTGGCCTTCCTTCAAGCATGGCGAGGTATTTAGAAGTTTGAGAGTTTCTTGCTTGTTGAGAAGAGGACCACGAGCAGCTGCACTTCCATCTTCCTTGTAAACTGGATCGAGGAGTACACCAGGAACCTGTACGCTAAATTCCATACTTTGACTTAATGCATTTCTGCCCCAGAGCCATTGGGTGCTACGTAGAATTTGCGAAACACCAGGTTTTGGCATATTAATTGCGGAACTACCACTGAACGTACCAAAGCGCTTGAGAATTGTACGTCCAGTTGTAGATTTTATTGGGTATTTATCAACCTTCACAATCGTTGTTTCAAAGGGCACAGTACGTTTAATAGAGTCACCTTCCATTTCCCACTGGAGTAGAACAGCACGGAAGAGCAGAGGACCTTGGTAGTCTGGATTTTTTGAGAATTGCGAATAAATATCTTCGCCTTGCGCTGGTGTTGTATTGTTACCAAACGAGTCGAAGAAATTACCAATATAGGATGTTAAGCCTTGTATCATGTTAGTCGATACAGGTGGCTTGACACCGTAGCACCAAGAATTCGCATAACTTCCTGAATCATAATTTAAGTTGTCGCCGTATCCGCAAGGGTATTCCCAGTAATATTCTGATCCTCCCCACCAAGTTCGGCGCCATCTTTGTTGATAATAGGTACCTTTTGTTGGGTTAAAAATACCTTCATTTGTAAATCCACGTTTACACGATTGAGCACCATTACGCCAAGATGAAGTTAATTGCTCTTTAGTAGCTAATTGTGTACCAATACGATTACATAATGCGGCAGAACTTTCGCGCGATTGATTACGAGACTCACCATTCTCGTTAAACAAGAAGACCTCGGGACTGCCAGACTTACGTAGCGGAACTTCCTGAGCAACAATCACCGTAAGTTCCTGTAATTCATTGACGTCACGAACTGTAATGACTTTATCCAGGCCAGGCATGACATTGCGATCACCTGCAATTAAGACACCACTCTTATTGTACACAAAGACCATTGACTTACCAGTTCCAATAGGTGTAAGTACACGTAGATTAATATTGAATTTACGTCCAGCCGGGTTGTAGACATATAGATCTTCACTCATGGTCGGAACTTGCGCACAATTTGCGACGGTAGCGGTCTTGCCTTCCACCGTTTTACCGGAGACAAACCCGCCGGTTTGACCAATTTCAAGACAGTTTTGGCGATTTGCTTCACGAGTACATATATCACTCTTTAAAAAGAACTTGCCTGGAGGGCATGCGCCTACGGTAGGATTGTACACAGCGGGTGTACCGGCTTCCTTCGCAGCATCTTCCGCTTCCTGGCGATCGCTGGGAAGTATAAGGAGACCACCAATATGTTTACCGGGATAGCGTTCCGTATGATCTGTACCACCATCAATACATACACCGCAATATTTATAGTCGGGATCATCCAGATTTGGGCAAGAATCACGTGACTTGAGTGTCTCGCATTTCTTTGCCATTGTAATAATACCGTTCGGTGGTGGAAGTTGAGCCGTTACCTTTGTAGGATGCGTTGCCATAAGAGTTTTGTAAACAGGTGAGTAGGATTGCGTAGTAATAACTGTAGGATCGGATTCACTTAATTTAGTCTTTTTAACAGCACCTTTTTTCAATAGACCGTTTGGTTCGAGATCCGCTGTATACATCGCATCACGTATTTTGCGGTTCGCAATCCGAATATCATCGGGATCATCAGAACTGATAAAGGTCGGACGACGTACATCTTGGGAGTCCGAAAATTTATTGTAAACTTTCTGGCTACGGTCAATCATATCTTTGCGTGAAAACTTATTCAATTGAAGTAGAGGATCCATATCAAATCCCTCATGAGCGGCCGGTTTCGTATTTCTCGCCAACGGAATTACGAAAGCGACAATAAAAACCAGCACCAAAAGAACAACAATAATTGTCCCTGCTGGAGGCATATCTTCTACCGTTTTCAAGCAATTTAAATTTCAAGAAACGGTAAACCTCGGGAAGTCAATGTTGGAGAGTGAATATCATAACATGGTATTTACTCTAGAAAATTCACTAAGATTTATACGTTATCGGGACGAATGTTGGAACCCGAGTCAAGATCACGTGTAATAATACGCAATACAACATGCACTTGACGGCTCATGTTGATAAGAGAACACGATGTCTGTACCGCCGCCCCATTTAGTGTTGTAGGAAGCACAAGAGCGGCTTCTTGTGCAACATCGCCACCATAATAGGAATTCGCACGAGTTGTTCCACCGGTAGTAGCAGGATCGTCAAACCGACTGCGAAGAATGATAATATTACAGTAGCCCGCATCATTGCGCCCAAGATTTGTTGTTGTACCATCTGAATAACCAGTTGCAACAACGTAGTGACCTGAACTACGGTTGATGTACGACGCAAAGTCGTCACACGCTGTCTGTGTAGTAGAACCCGACGCAGTCACCGCAAAGCCTTGTAGATTAATACTATCACCTTCAGAAACAGCACTAAATAGAAACCAATTGACCGTACGAATGAATATGTAGGGATTGAGAGGGCTTGTGATAGATGCGTATTTCGTACTGTCTGTGCCGAGAGCAGATATCTTTCCACTGAGGAAAATTCGTGATACTGCTAATACATCCGAATCATTATTGAGCAAATCCGTTGTATGACGTTCTAGACGAATAGAGAGTTTGTTAAGAGTTGCGAGTGGTGTAGGCGTATAGACACGTTGGGCTTTCAAGAATTTCGGAATGAGACCCGTGTAACCGGATTTCGTCGCAACCACTGAGGATGAACCCGCATAGTTATTGCCGCTGCTCGTTGCCGGAGGAACGACCAAATCCGACGACCAGGTCGTATCATATTGAACAATCGCAAAGGTATTGTCCTCTTCGGGCTTCGTAGAGAAACCGTTATTGTTGAGTTCCGCAATACGAACACTAATGAAGGGAAGCGAGAACACATTGACAACACGGGACGTATCATAGATACCTGTAACGGGTCCTCCACCAGTTGTATTGGCTACACGTACCAATGGCGTAAGAGACTCAATCGGAACGATGGCCTTGACGAATTCAATCCGTTGGATATTCCGGAAGCGTTGCTGTAAAGCCGCATTGTATCCAAGTGTACTCTTCGTATTACCGGTATTGAAAATCACCGAAAAATTGTATCGATTTTCAACTGTATTGCGTGACCAATCACGATCTGAACTTGTTAGAAATATGTTATGTTCGGTTTCACGATATTTGACAATATCTTCCTGCGGAATGATATAGTCTTGCTGGCGTGGAGCCAACAATGGTGGCGGAGGCTCAGCTTGAACAGGTACCGGATTCGTAATGGAAGGAGGCTTATCTTCAGATATTTGTAGACGAGGCGGATTGGAGTTTGTGCTCGCACTACGAGTCTGCTCATCACGTTGTTTTTGAACACGCTGCATAAGTACAACCGGATCTTCTTCCTCCTCCTCAGTTGCGGGCAGCCGGAAGTCCGGTACGGTGGCTTGAATGATGGGAGCCGGAGCACGTTCGGATAGCATAGTCTCATAGCGGCTGTTGGTATCTTCAAACAATCGGGAATATTCAGCATCTTTGGGAAAATTACCCACAGAGGTTGTTGTAGGCGGAACCGAGGATTCCTGCTTTTTGAGCCATGTATCAATGGACGAAGTTGTTTCACGTAAGACCTCCTGATTGAGAGCCGGTAGCGGCTTTGTGGATCCTTGAATACGAGCAATTTCAGTCATATAGTGTTGTACTGTCTTTTGAAGGCGGGTCTCCATACGTTCCGGAATAGCCTTCAATCCCAGCTTCGATGAATAATGCTGTCGTAGGAACGAAACGATCTTCGTATAATTGGGACCATTCAAAAATGGACTTGCCTGTTGTTGTCGTGTGGACATCTTTCTAATAAAGCAAGAAGATATCCCGCTTTATATACAAACTAAGGGACTTCAGATACAGAGTTTGGGCAACGCTTCTTCAATCGCCTCTTTGCGTGGGTTTTCTTCAGCAAACAATATATCCCGGAAACTATTCATAATATCGTCATCCACGATGTTTTTACAAATTGTATAGAATGAACGGCCTCGCAGAAGACAAATAATACAATACAAACAATACATACCACATTCAGAACCTTTCCGTTGATGACGTATATCGTTAAAATATACATCTGTACATCCTTGCTTCTTACAGCGTTCTAAGAAGCGTAAAATCTCTTCGGGAGCTTCGTAACCGTAGGAGTCAAAATAGTAGGCCTTCTTGGCGGCAATATCAATAAAGGAGCATACCCAGTGTGAACCAGGCATATCGTGAGGATCCAGATTGTATATAATACCAATCTTTGTTTTACCCTTATTCTTCATATCGGCTAAATTCAATTTACAGAGTTCATCTACAATACATTTTCCCCATAATCCCGATTTTTTATCAAAGTCGATCGGAACTGGACCAATAAACTCGAAATTCGGTTCTGCTTTTTCGTACTGATTCATAACGTTTTCGATATTAAAACTATCCAACCACTGCGTTTTCTTTTTATCCCACGAGGCGGGTTTTTCGGGACGGAAATAATCCAAAAAGGAGCGACGCTCTTGTTCAGGAATGTGCTTAATTTTCTTCACAGCACAATATTCCGTATCGCATTTGTAATGCGACCGCATCTTCGCACGAATTTGTTCCCACAATTTCGTATCGGTGGTACCCGATGCTTGTTGACGATTCTTTCGTGTACGAGACGGAGGCAACTTATGTTTGGAGTGTGTTTTATTCCAAGCGATACGCAATCGTTCCAACGCCTGGTTTGGAAGACATGGTTCACCGTCCCGGCGGTGTAACGCAGGAGAACATTGAAATGTAGAATCCATCCTTATAATATATGTAGAAAAAAAGCCGACTCCATTGTAAATGGAACCAGAAATTAAAGACACATATTTTACACGTTTCTTTGTTCCTGTTATGATTTCCATCTTAGTGATGTTTTTAGTGTTTGCGATCATCAGCACTCCATCGGGAACCCAAATCCAGTGGGATACATTTACGACCGCATTTTCAAACTCCGCAAAAGTGGGCGGCCGGTAACGGAAATTTTGGGTCTCCCTGATAGTAGGATGAGCAATTTACCATATTATGTATCCATCGCTCTATGCGGTGTTCTTGTGGTCACCGTTGCGTCCACGTTTGGAACGCTCGTTCCAAAGGATTCGTCGCAAAATACGAAGT